CTACACACATTTTCTTCTATATTCTATGATTTTGTTGTCGGTGCTAACGATTTTTTCAATGTCAGCAAACGATTTTTCAGGTGTAACATGTGTATACAAGTCCATTGTCATTTTCAGTGATGCATGACCCAAATATGATTGAACGACTTTCGGCTCTATGCCTGACTCAAAACATCTTGTCGCAAACGTATGCCTAAACGTGTGACCGCTAAAAAATGGAAATTCATTGTCACTGCTCTTTGTATCATTTATCCGTCTTACAACTGAACGTATAGAGTCGCTGTATATAACCGAATTAATTGGTGTGTTGAACCTTGTAACAAACAAATATTCGTTCTGTTCCTTGGGTCTACGTTCTGAAACTATCTTTTTAAGCTCAAATTGCTTTGTCAGATATTCCTTGCACACACTGTTAATTGGTACGTGTCTGTAACTCTGCTTGGTTTTTGGTGGCTCAACATGAAATGTCTTGCCTTTATCTTCAAGGTATTTCTGATACACAAGTGTCTTATTAACATCAATATATCCCTCGTCCATATGTATATCTTCAATCGTGAGCGCAAACAGTTCTCCCGGTCTCAAGCCTGTATTAACTGCCACATTATACATATTGTCGTAAAATGTTCCTTTGCACGCTTCAAAAAACTCGTTCTGTTGCTCTACTGTCAATGCAAAAGCATTAACTTCCTTGTCTGCTCTCAGCTTTACACCTTTTGCCGGATTCTTAATCATCAGGTCATCTTCCATAGCCCTACTGAACATGTCATTTAAAATAACCTTGATTTTGCTCTGCCTCTCATACTTATAGTTATCGTCAGAGGCTTTGTCGATAAGTAACTGCACATCTGACTTGCGAATAGATGTTATTTCATGGTTTCCTAAGTATGGTGAAATGTTCTTCTTATATATATGCGTATACTCCCTAATGGTATTGGGGCGCACTCTCTTCTTCTTGTATACATTCATCCACCTATCAAACCACACATCAAGGGTAATGCTGTCTCTAACACTTGTGAATTGTTGATTGTCGGTCACTGCTTTACTAAGTTCTTTCCGCAGTTCTGACAACTTGCTGTTGTATATTGTCTTGCTCTTGCCGAACCTATCTTTATATCTACCCTGATAAAGTCCGTCCTTACGCTGGGTTATTCCGACTCCCAGCTCTTTTCCTCTCAAATCCTTTCCCATACTGATTTATGGCTCCTTTCAAAATTAAAAGCCATTATATGATAACTTATATATTACTACATAATGGCTTATAATTCAATATATCTATTTATATGCTGTCTGTCTTTTCAAGGTATTTTTCAAACTCCTTGCGCTTAACTAATCGCTTGCCTCTTCCGACAAAGAGTACAAAAGGACATGAGGGATTATTAAGCATATCATTGATTCTGTTAATTCCGATGTTACTATATTCCGCAGCTTCATCAATCGTCAGCGTTACTTTTTCCCATATTGGCACTTTGTTAATCATCGCCCGACTCCTTTCTATCTTTTCTTTAATGTCTGCCACTCTCCGGGAAGTGGTTGTTTTTGAAATTAATAGTCTCTGTGATACCTCTTCAAGACTTTTATCAGCAACTAGCAACTCAAAAACTTCCGCTTCCTCATCGGTGAAATTGGCATTTTTCAAAATTTCTTCAAGTTCCGGTCTAGTCAGTTTTGAAAACTTCATAGACCTATCTCCTATTCTTCGGTTTTGCTTGCACTGTGTATACAAGTATTTGAGTATCGGCATGAGCTGTTGCACGGCTTGTTGTCCTCGTATACACATTGTCTTTCAATCGGCTCTATATCACTTATAGTTCTGCTATTCATCTTATCATCACTTCCTTTTTATATTGTTCTGCCATATATTGTCCGTAGCTCATACCCTTACTCTTAGCAATCTCACAGATTTCCGCAAGTTTGTTTTTCTTGACAGGTTTTCTTTTGAGCCTTTTCTTTTCTCTGATTTTTCTTAATTCCGTAGCTCTCTGCTGTCGGTGTGCTTCACAACACGTATTTTGATTAGCTGCGGTCGGTGTAAATATCTTGCTACAGACTACACATTTAATTGGTTTGTAGTGCTTCATTGCTTTACCTCTACATAAAATCACTTAATCTCATTTGCGCCATTTCGGCATCTAACCTCTGCTTTGATACCTTGTAATAATATTCGTCAAGCTCAAACCCAACAAATTTATGGTTAGTGTTATAGCAAGCTATCAAGCTACTCGCACTGCCTACATGAGTATCAAGTATAATATCATTAGGCTTTGTGTATCTGTTTAATAGCCATTCATATAGTGCTACAGGCTTTTGTGTTGGGTGCATTCTGTTTTCATTAGCATTTCCTTGCGGAATATGTCTAAACATTTTTGCATTACTATTAAATGAACACCAAGCATACTCACACATCGCCATAGAGAAATCTTCTGAAATATTCTTTTTATCCCACACAATAAAGCATCTTGTTGGTGGCAGATTAAAATAATTACCGCCCCATATAATCTGATTTTTACTAACCCTAAATAATTCTTCAAAATACTCCTTGCTTGGTGCTATATCCCAGTGTCTAATATCTTGCTTCAATTCTGCATTCCCATTAGTCTGATACTTTTTCGCCCAAGTTCCGCCTGTTCTGCAACAATTAGAGCTAGGGATAGTCCTCACTGTCAATATGATATTTGTCGAACCATCCTCCAAATCTGCCTCGTTTTTTCTTTTCCCATTCATCGGATTGCCCCCCCGAATGGTGGGTCTACAATCGCAAGGTCAAAATATTTGTCGGGAAATTCTTTCATTCCTTGCATACAATCCATGTTGTAATATCCAAAATCCAACATTTTCTCTTACCAAAAGGAAACCTCGGTTTTATGTCGCGACAACCTATTCCTTTCTGATAAATTAATTAATGTTTAATATTTTCGCTGCACCACTGCTCTTGTGCCTCATCATCGGTCTTATCTCGTCCGTAGATGTCGCACCACGCAAGCGCTACCTCTGTCAGACCGATTATGCCGAATACTATGAGGGCAGTGTATACTACTGTTGTTATGCCGGTCATTCTTCATCACCCCAGTTAATGGCTTGTCCGCAAGCTTCACAATAAGTTATTTTTTCCTTGATTTTACTTTCTTGCGGTGCAATAAAATACACTTCTGTCAAATCACAATCACATACAGGGCATGTATGTGATTCTTTTTGTGTTCCCCAAGATGAATCTATTGTTTTATTCGGTTTCTTTGGTATCTGCTTTTCTATTGCTGATATTGCAAATCTAATTGCTTCTAAAACGTTGTAATCAGGGTATGGCTTCCATCTTTCTTTTAGATACTCAAAATGCATTCGCAGAAATTCAATTGCCTTTTTCGCTGTCATGCTATCCCTCGATTCCTGCAGTTTTGCTGTAAAGTCCTAGCTTTTTCATTTTTTTAAGAAAAAGCTTCATTTCATATCCTGTAAGGCCAACACAAGTGTTTCCAATCTTCTTTTCGTCCATCAAGTCTCTGTCATACGACTGTAAAATATGACGGCCTGAAGCTTTATGCCAAATGTCAACGCGCTGCCAATAATTGTACTTTGTATTGTAGCGTTCATATTGAACACCATGCTTATCTTCACAGATTTTGTTGAATCCAATCTCTTTTAATTTTTCGTCTACGTTTTTAAATATTCTCATATTCTCTCCTATTCCGCTTCTGATTGAAGCCAATCTAACATACATTTTTTACATGCATCTTTATCATTCGGATGGACGCACGTATCATAGTTTCCTTTTCTCCAATTGACCATATGCGGACAAAGACCGGACTCCGCCAACTCTTCATCCGACATATTCCTTATCCTGTCGGCATTGCTCTGCTTATCGCTTTCCACAATTTCAAAATATGTATCAATGTAACCTAATACAGTTTTTAAATCGTAAGAACTATATCCGATAGAACAATCCTTTTCACCAGCCTGTCTGTACTTCAATTCATCATAAGGCTTATCGTCTAGCATTCGTGCGATTATTTCTAAGCTATTTACCTTAGCCTTATTTATATTTGCTGTTATGCTATCACATCTACGACAAGGCTCATTATCTCTTGAATTGCTGTTGTGCTGGCAGTTACAAGAGGCAGAATTAACTAACCCCAAAATTTCATCGCAAAGGTCAAATATCTTTTCAGAAACCTCAATATCTTCACAACCGCCAATCGCTATTTCTTTGATTGCTTGTAATTTATCTCCTATTGCTAAACTATTCATTTTCTCCACCTCTCAATTCTTCCAACTTCTTAAATTAAGTCCACCGCACCTAATGCAATAAAACTTTTTATATCCTCTCGCGTATTCAGACAAATAACCACAATGTCCGCAATATTCTTTTCCGTTACTAACTGATATTTTTTTAGGTTCTGACACATTGTTCCTCTCGAACAACTCTCCGTGCTTGCATTCTGTACAATCTTTATGCTTGCAAATATTACAATCAATCATTGTTGCCTCTCAATTCTTTCAGTTTTGATTCTGCTGCGGATTTGTTCAAAAATACTGACTTGCCGATTTCACTTTCTGCAAAACTTCCTATGATACTTCCGCTCGAGTTTGTATAATAGAATACGACTTCTTTTGTTGTAACAGGTTCACAAATGTATTCTTCGCATTCACCAAATGAAAAGGCTGTTATTGTATATGCACAAGGTCTGCCATAGTCATTATCCCATACTGTATCTCTCACTTTACAAGGTAAAATAACAAGTCTACCCTGTTCCTCTAAGTGCTGATACTCTTTGGATTTTTCCAGCCACTCAGCTAACTGCTCGCAATCTTCCGCGCTTTTAATGCAAACGGCACGCATAGGATTATTTATATCAAAGAAATCTGCATGATAACGATGCTTTCTAGCTGATTCTTGCACACGTTCTATAAATTCATCAATATTCATTACTGCTCCTTTCCGGAAGTTTAGCCAGTTTCCATGGTGTGCACCTATCGCCACTCCACGATGTTGCTCCATTGCTCCAAGCATAAACTATCCCATTCTCATATTTCGCAAAATATCTTTTACCCCACTCGGAAAAACTGCTATCTCTTATTAGTATTGGTGTATCAACTGCAACTTTTGACCAGTCAACAGGTGGTTCAACATATTCGCTATTCGCCCATTTTTTTCTCGCGCCTCTGCAATCACCATTACCAAAACTAAATAAACAATCGTTACACGCTAATTTATAGCACGGTGCCAGCTCTAATGTTGCTTTGTCAACTGCTATTTTGCTACCGCCACAAGCAATATCCAAAATCTGTTCTGCGAATTTCTCTCTATTTGTCATTGTTTTGCACTCCTTTCCCATAATCCGGCATATGTTTGAATCTCTCATATACCTTATTGTCTCTGTGCCTTTCCATGTAGGCTTTTTGCCTATTATCGTTTGAATGCTTTATATGAGCATTCTGTGTACTATCATTTTCCCGCACATAACTCATTAATCAATCACCTTTATGTACCTTTCATCAACGTAATTAACTTCATCAGCAAGGCATTGTGCCACCTTTGGCAATGTCAGACTGAATTGATTAAATTTATACAGCGTGTCTATTAAGTCCCTAAATTCTGCGATAAACTCTTTAATTTCCCTAACCGACAATTTAAACATCAGCTTAAGTGCCGTACATGCTAAAGTCATGTAGCTGTATGCCGTGTCATTTAAAAGCTGTCTCGTATCGTTTATTGTAAGCGGATTATTTCTCTGATAAATTCTAATCAACTGCTGCATTGGGATTAAATTAATCTCTTTCTGCACATCAATGCCGTATCTCACTTTCAAAAGTTCGGCAAGCGTTTTAGTTTTCATTTCATTTTCGCTCTGTGCTCTTTCAAGGTACTCATTTATGGTTCTTTCAAGCCTTACAATACGTTTATTGCCAAATCCATGGTGCAAATACAGTACATAGTAGCCTAAATCCATGAAGTCCGTAAAAGACCGCCTTACGAGCTTTCTGCGGTTATTGCTGTTTTTCAGCGTAACTCTCTCTGATTTTGTCCATGTAAAATCCGGCTCTTTGTGCTTTTTCTTTGGTTTCAGTTTGTTGCTCATATTTCTTCATTCTTTCTTCAAGTTCTCGTTTTGCCCTAATGAAACAGGCTTCGGTAGTTTCTTCTGCGACTTTTACAAGCTCTTTACCGCGCCACCGGATAGTTACTTTTGCTTCCTTGCTGTTTGTTTTGTAAATCATTCGCAAGTCATATCTCCTTTGCAGTGGTCGGTAAAACTCGTAAAAATCTTTCAAGGAGTCCATTGTGAATTCCTTTCTTTTATCTTCTGCCGTGCCAAGTTTGCCTTTTCACAAGTTGCATTCTTAACGTTCTGCTGATAGTGCATTTCGCAGACCTTATATCCGGGCTTTACCGGATTATCGCAGAAAAAACATAGTCCTTGTTCGTATCTGCCGGTTCTTTCAGGCATTTTGACTCGTGCTCTTCTCATTGTTTCCCGACAAAATGTGCAAGTGGTATGTCCCGGGTCTGCTTTTCTTTTACGACAGCGTGTACATATGCCATTTTCCTTGTCTTTTTCGTATCGTGCTTTTCGCCATGCCTTTTGTCGCTCATTGTATTTTTTTACATCAGCAGTGCGTATCTTTGACATGGCTTCGGCTGATTTTGCCCTACACTCAACACAGCTTTTTTCATCACCATATAGCAAGTTTTTACCACACCTAGGGCAAACACCAACCGCCTGTAATTTTTTATAAAGCTCTCGGCCATATGCTGTACGTTTGCTGTTACATGCCGTGCAAACCACGCCTTCTCTATCAAGTGGTTTTCCACAAAGTACGCAAAGGTTACTGGCTTTTCGTACTTCATACCTTTGCCTTGAATACTTGTCTTTTATCATTTTTCGCTAGGAGTAAAGCCGGCTTTAATTGTGCGCACAAACCTCTTTACCTCCTATCTTTTCATCTGCTCGATGCGTTCCTTAATTTCTTTTGGCATTGGGACACCTTTAATTGGCTTATTTTGGCTTTTATTATCTTCAAGCGATAATTTTATCGTCTGTTGATTTTTAGAGCCGATTTGAGTCGAATACGAGCTTCTATTGGTATTTTCAATCAATGCCTGTATATCCTTTGGCATTTTTTGATATTCCTTATCTCGACTAACAACTGTCCTATAGGTTCTCATAAAATTTGACTGTACTACATTTTCAATGCTCTTGCTGTCCGTCAGCGCCCAGTTCCTAAGATTATCAGGACTTCCGACAGCCTTTTGTACGAGTGGCGGTAGCTTGTTAAATTCTTCAACTGCACCATAGTAGCCATTTCGTAGTGCCTTGCTAACAAGCATCCATGCTTCCATTTCGTTAAGTTCCTGTGGGGATTGAACCTCATGCAGTTTGTTGATTAGCTGTCCGATGCTCGGTGCAAATCCGCTTGTATCGGAATACACGTAAGTTTTCAATGCCATAGATATTTGACTGTAGCTGTATTCTTCCAACATCATATTCCAAACATCTACTGTCTCTGATAAATTGTCCGGCTTGTAATTGGGGTAGCAATCACACATAATGCGGATAATCTTAACTGTCTCGTCTCTTGTCATTTCTCTACCTCACACATTATCCCAATCAATAGCACCCTTGTTAGCTGAATGTGGCTCATTGTCCTTTAGTGCAAACAGCCCTTGCCAACAATGGTCTACTGACTGATTAAGAATTTTAACCGCTAAGTCATTATCTCCACCAGACAACTTTTCAAGAGTATTCATAGCCCTATGCAATGCCTTGTCGGTGCATATAGGTTTTTTAATTCTCTTACGCATTGTCACATACTCATTAAATGCTTCATCAAGTAATTCATCATCTGGGTAATAACTTTTCTTTTTGGATATTACGTTAGTAATATCTTTTTCTTTTATATTCTTATCATTCTTTAGTTCTTTATCATTATTACATTCTTTACATTCTTGTATGTGTTCCGTCACTGTTTCCGTTGGCGTTTCCGTAAGTGTTCTATCGGTGTTTCCACTACTGTTTCCGTTGGTGTGTTCGTCAGTGTTTCCGTTACTGTTTTCTGAAAACTGGAAAACGCTGTAATTTACTATGGTTAGAAGTGTTCTATTATCGTTGCTTTCTTTTTGCACCATGTTTTCGTTTTCTAGCATTTTTAGAAAACGATATGTTCTATTTACACTCCAATTCCATTTTGCTGATAACTGTCGGACAGATGTTAAAATCTGTCCCCTTGTTATTGTGATTATTTCTCCATTGAATAATAGTTTTGTATCTGAATGGTTAGCGGTAAGCAATAAATCAACCCAAGCTGAACGCTTGTCAAATGGTTCACTCACTCGCCATATCCAACAATCCAGTAGTTGCCTATGCAATTTTATCCAACCTTTATTCATAGTCTACCTCTTCAAGTTCTGTCACATTGTTACTTCACTAAATCATTAATATTAACTCTGAATCCGTCAAATTCCTTACCTTTACTTCTAACATAGGCAGATGTATCAAAGAACATCATGTTGCCGCTATTGTCTGTTGCCATACTTACACCATTTCTTGTAAGACTGCCTTTGAGTAGGTCAAGTAGAATCTGTATTTCCTGCTTTGTTTCGTCTTTCATTATTTACCTCTCCATATCTCTTCATCAAGAATATATTGTCTAATAAATCTATCTACATACTGTGGGTGTATCATTGACCTTGCTGTTTTCTTATTATCTGCCCCTGTTTTTACATAATGTTCTTTTGTCATTGTTCTTATAGCGTCCTTACATTCGACAGCGTTATAACTAATTGGTTCAAAAATAAGATTGTTCTGTGGCTCGCAATTCAAAAACCAATATTGCGTAGGCTTTTTAAAGTAATCTCCGCTATCTCTCCTGTCTCTATCAATTACTGCCGGGGAATAACACCAATACCGCCTTAAAAAATGCTCTTCTGAATAAGGGTTCTCCATTACCAGCTTTAATCCTTTTCTCATGCAAATAATAAACATTTTGTTTACCAAATCATACATAAGCGAAACTTCTTTAAGCAAATTCATATCAAATTCGCATTTTTCTTCTAAAGACCATTTTTTCTGACTTGCCGACTGCCCTCTGAACCACAGCATTATCTGATTTTCAAACCTTATGCAAGGGAAAAACGCAAATATCAAATCATCAGGGCTTATCTTATCAAACAAACTCGGCTCGCCTTGATACCCCCCCTCTATCTCTTTAAAAAGGTCAGTAACATAGTCGGTTTCGCCAAATTCATTCTGAATATCATAGTCATAGGCTTCAATTCCATACTTTTTGAAAGCATTCTTGAATGTGCCTGACTGTTCAAATAAACAATGTACTTTCATTCTAAATCTACCAAAAGGAAACCTCGGTTTTATGTCGCGACAACCTATTCCTTTCTTTGATTTTTAATTAATTGAATTTTTTATACGCTTTTTAGCTGCTTCAAATACCTTATCGTGAATGTAGGTCTTAATATCGTTATAGCAATCACCACATATTTCATTTATCACTGTCTTTTTATCAACATTTGAATAGCCTCTTTTTGCGTAATCATCAGTGTAAATATCAAAGCCATTTATTTCATAACAATCACTACAAAATTTGCCACAAACATCGCATCTGTATGCTTTACTCATTCTGAATCACTCGCTTTCTTTTCTTCTAAAATCCTCGCAAGGTATATCAAGCAAACAGCCGCATTTTTCAATTTCTGTCACTCCCCAATATGTCTTGTATCTGTAAGAGTTTGCACAATTAAAACAGAAGTCTTTTCCGTTATTCATTTTGCAACTTGTCTTTTTATCTTCTAACTTTTTTCCAAGGCTCTCGTTTATCCTTTCGAGTTTCTCGACCTTTTTCTGTGATTTTTCAAAATCTTCAATGAGTTTATTGTATTTCTTTTTGCTTAAAATCTTCATTCTGAATCGCCCACTTTCTTATCTCCAATTAGTTCCGATAGTTCCATCGGGATGGATAATAATATTTGAGTATCCATCTTTATAATCATTGTTTCTCTGCTGCCACATATCCCCTAATGTCAACCTTGCATGTTTCCCCATATAGTCAAATGTTGCATATGCAAAGAAATCACCGATTCTAAATGTATGAATATCAATATCATCATCATTCTGTAAATCATTCCAAATTTTTACAGGATAATCTTTCTTTTCAAGTCCACTTAAAAATCTGAACGAAAAATTATCAGCTTCCATTTTCATAAAATCTTTAATATACTCAATCGTTGGATTTTCAACTACTGTTTGGACTGTGCAATTAGGAAAATCACTAGGGCTTTTATACACATAATCGTTATATGATAAGTTGATATGTGCTAATCCGTTAAGTTTCTTTGAATATCCAGTAGTATTGATTGAACAAAACACATTATTACTATGCTTTTTGTATGTATCAATAAGTTCTGAAACATGGTTAGGATATAGCCCCGGCTCGCCACCTGTAATTGTAAGCCTTGCATTAGGATGTTCAGACAGTATCTTTTTAAGTGCTTCGATTTGTGCCGTAAAGTCATTTTCACCCTGCATAGGATTCTTCCGCTCTAAGCAGAACGGGCAGTTATAAGGGCACTCCTGCGTTAATATCAACTGTACATTTATTCGATAATATAAAGGTCTGCCAAGAGATGTTTTATCTGTTCTATCCGCAAGCCTGTACTGTAAATCGCTTTGCATTTCAGTTCTTATATCATCATAAGTGTTGAAATGCGGTATTTTGTGTAACTTACTGCTCATCACTTTCCCTCACTTTCAATAAATCCATAAACTTCTCATACTGTTTCTGTGATACCTTATTATTCACTTTATCTTCTCTTAATTCGATTTTAAGGTGCTTTTCAGCGATAGAGGATAATTCCCTCGCTAACACCTTTTTGCCTTGCTGTATGCCCTGCATATAGCCTTTAGGTGCTTTTCTCTCGCCTATTGAACCACTGGCACGATTTTCTCCTTGACCGCCTAAACTGACATTCCTAAGCTGATAGCCTTTATCAGCATATAGCTTGATGTAATACTTCTCTTTCTCATCAAGCTGACTTTCGGGGAAATTCAGAAATTCAACTCGCCAGCCATAAGGATTTTTCTCTTTATCGTACAGCTTATGGCGCTTCAAACTAAGGTCTATATGCTGTTCATAACCTACAAGGTGGCTTGCCAATCTGCTAAGTGTATGTACCGCCTGTCCGATATAAGCATACTTAAATCCGTTTTCATCTTCTCGGAGTAGGAAGTAAATCCCACTCCTGTCATTCAGCTTTGGATTCAGCTTTAATAGTCGCTTTTTATTTTCCTGTTCTATTGCCTTGGCTCTTGCTATGTTCTGATAATTCAATGTTACCACCTGCCTTTACTATCTCGATTGCCTTATCATAAGCAATTAGCTGGCCTAATTCTTTCGGTTTATCTTTTATGATGTCATCAAGGATTCTGTTTACAGGGACTTGACTTTTTAATTCTTCCAACTGCTCCACAACCTTGTCTGCATCAAAGGCGGTCGGATATTCTTCTAGTAAATGCAATACTGCATTTGTATTTACTAAAGTTCCATTGCTTAAAGTGACCGATTTTAAATCTTTCTTTAGTGCATCTGCATCAATTAGTCCCATTCTTATCACGCTCCAATAATATACATTCAGTTTCAAAGAGTTTTTCAGATATATCTTTTGAATTAGCTCTGCTCTCAAATTCTTTGATAAAATCTCTGTATGCCTGTTTTCTAACTTCTCGGTCATGCTCGGTACAATCAAGCTCATCGAATGAGATATTGATTTTTTTGATAATACTGTAACTTGATTTATCAGAATTGATATTCATGTATCTTTCAGTGCATATTGGCATAATGCCATTTTTCTGTAGCAGTTCTGTAATCTGAAATACAAACGCTCTTACAACTGCAATATCTTTTTGCTCCGACATATCCTTTGCAATATTTGCAAATATTTTATTTGTATAATCCATTATTTTCCCTTTCTAGGACAGCCGTTATTTGACTGCCCTATAATCAACCAACTCCTAGTTAAATGGTAATTCCTCGTCAATATCATCAGGGATTGACATAAAGCTATCATCGGGTTTTGGCTGTGGCTCTGCACTGCTGCCACTTGAATTTTTGCTGTCACAAAATTCCAACTTAGATATATTGCAATCGTTAGTGTAGACTGTGTTTCCGTCTCTATTCTTGTAACTGCCTGTAGTCCACTCACCGATAACTGCTATCTTTGAGCCTTTAAATACATGCTTTTCTACTGTTTCAGCAATTTTGCCAAAAGCCACGCAGTTAATGAAATTTGCCGTATCACCTTTCTTTTTAAAATTTTTGTCAACGGCAAGTGTAAACCTTGCTATTGCCATTGCATTCTCTCCCTGTGAATATCTAATCTCCGGGTCTCTAGTTAATCTGCCGATTAATGTTACAATGTTCATTATTTTTCTCCTGTCTGTTTAATTTTTAAAAAGGGCACTCATTAGGATTAGCAAGTAGCCATTCCTTGTTGCGTTCCGCAACATCTATATTTGCCCCATAAGCAACTTTTTTCATCTTCTCGATAAAACTATCTCTATCAGAATTTTCACTTGATAGATGGCACATTATGACGTTCTGCAAGCTATCTGAATAATTTGCCTTGACAAAATCACAAGCCGTGTCAATGGACAAGTGACCTCTGAAAACGTGATTAGCCTTTCCTGTGTTATCCCTGTCGATTAAATCCTTGTCATAATTCACACCTAAGAGAATGTGGTTTATGTCTTTAAACTTCCACTTGACAACCTCACAATCGGTTATATAAAGCATTCTCCCCATTTCATTGTGAGTAATCAGAAAGCCATATATCGGGCAAGGTTCGCCATTTGCGTTTGTATGTGTCCAATTTCCGTCTATTGTCGTTAAATCAAAAGGTTTTACTGTAAATTCGCCCATATTCATTGATTTACAACTATCGCCTAAATATGGGGCAAGTATTGGTATTCCCATTGACTTAAAATCGTTTAATGACTTGCTGTGATCTAGAGGTGGGCATGACTTATTATCATGCCCCTTATCCCCCTTATATGCCAATTCAAGCCTTTTTTAATCTCCTTAATCGGTATTCCACAATCAAGGATAAGTGTTTCTCCACTGTTGGAAGTTAGCAGATAGCAATTTCCAGCTGACGATGAGCCTAAACATTTTAATTTCATAAAATTACTTCCTTAATACTTAATATTCATATTTCCGTGTTCATTTACCCAGTCAATAGCTTCTGCGTATGTCACGCCATTGTTTTTCAAGATGTAAAGCAGATTATGGAATTTAGGATGTGTTTCTTTCAGCCTTAAAAATCTGCTTTCTTTCTCTAAGTGACATCCGAATCCACACAGTACACAACCTGTTCTTTGGCATCCTGTTGTTTTCAGCAATGGTCTTTCCTTATCAAAAATCCCAAAATCTGCAAATGACATCTGATTTTCGCATTGCCCCATAGCTTCATAATCTGTAACCACTTCGCCATAAACAGAACATATAGGCAGATTGTTTTCTTTGATGTAAAGCAACACATCCTGTTCCGTCCAAAAGCTCATAGGGTTGCTATGTGGTCTTTTAACATTAAAAGCATTACAGCCATCCTGCAACCATTTCTGCGTACGCATAACACTTTCGCTTGCCATAGTCGCTATAATAGGCTTTCTGCCTGTTTTCTTTTCGTAATCGTGCGCAGGCTTTTTCTTCATAATGTCACAACATAAGTCGCTTATTTCAAATGGTGCATCAAGAAAGAATTTATATTTTTCTTGATTAAACTGACTATAATTGCCTTTACTATCTGTCAGTTCCCCATTCAGTCTGCGTAACCTATATTCTGAACCGCTAGGGATAACCCCCATCTGCAAACTCTTGTACTGTTCGTTTTGCTTGTTTATTCTCCTGTCTATTCCTAACAGGTCTGCCATATAGCAAGCATACGGAATTGTCTGTCTGTCTGTTAAGATTGTGTTTTTAGATTTTTGACTGTCAAGGTATTTAACATACTTTCTCGCACCACTTACGCAATTTGACACTTCCTTACTAATCATCGGAAATCCATACTTTTCGCAAACCTGTGCAAATGAAATCTTTGGCTTCAAAATCACAAGGTTATCAAAAGTCTTGGCAAACTCCTTTAACTCTGGATACTGTGTCGGAACATCCACGAACACAAAAGGAATATTTTTATATCCGCAAACTTCTCTGATTATGTGCCCTAAAACTGTACTATCTTTGCCACTGCTAAATGACAGATACACGCCATCTTCGCCAAATTCATTTACCCAGTTTCTTATTCTCCCCGCTGTCATTCTGACTTTGATGTTTAGTGGTAATGCCTGCCATTGGTATAATTCCTGCATTGTGTGTTTTGCCATACTCACACCTCGATTTCATCATCCTGTGGGAACTGAAAAACAGCATTGCTGACACACTCTACCTTTGACGGCTGATTTTCTGCTTGCACCATAACACCGCACTTCTTTAATCTTTCAAATTCCTTTACCACATCTTCTGAAATATCAACATTCTGCATTACAATCGGCATACCGATATATGCTTCTCTCAGCATTTCCATAGCCTTATACGATTTCTCTTTGGAAGAGTACTCGCCTAATACGTATTTCTCTCCATTGTATAGTGCTATAACGCTCTCCATTGCGTGGCACACAACTATCTGTTCATAAGGCAAATCAACATTGCCATGCTGTGAAATTACTCTCATGGTCTCCAAAACCTCCCACATATTTTGCACTTATAGCCCCATTTATGATGCTTACAAAACTTAATCCAGTCGTGTCGATGCATTACTTAACCCTCCTCACTCTGCATGAATGGCGGTAGCTCCTCTGACTGCTTGTCAGCTGTGTCGGTCGGCTCCACATCAATTATGTTGTCCTCGTCAAAATCTACACTATTTGCGTTTTCTTTAATCTCATCAGCAACAACCTTTTCTGTGTCAAGTTTTACATCTGATACATTTTGAAATTCCTCTTGTGCATATAAACCTTGAAATCTATCTGGAAACGCTTCTCTTAAGGCCTGTACAACAGCTACTTTTCTAATCATTGTGGCTGGCTTTTTCGCCCATTGGCTGTTAAGCGAACCATCTTTTTTTCTTCCTGCGTACTCATCAAAGCCTACTGACTGATACTCGTCCTCTTTTCCATCTATAAAGATTTTCGCCCAGCCACCTACGATAGTTTCGTTAGGTAAAACCATTGTTCCCTCTCGCTCTTCAACAGCTCCGTCCTTTTTAATTACAATAATTCCTGCTTTCTTTCCCTTATATCGTGGGTCTGCATTGGCTCTCTTTGTAAAAACGTCTTTTCCAGTAACTATTGTGGCTGGTTCGTTGCTTCCATACTTAATAAGGTATGCTTCTCTCAAAAACGGATTTAAGTGCTGGTATCTGCATAATGACATAAACATCATTACTTCTCCGTCAGATACATTGCCATTGCCACTTACAAGGTATCTTTTTATCATTGTTGGAGAAATTTTTACCATTTCCCCATTTGATTCATACTCAACTAACTGCGTATTCTCTGCCATAATTAATCCTCCTAAATCTCATTAAAAACCTGAACCGCAAACAGTTCATTAGGTGTCTGCTTAAATAAAACTCCGTCAGATATAACTGTATACATATATCCGTCATACTTAAGCTCTACGGTATGTTTCTTGCCACCCATATAATAATTTCTCTTCTTAATACTCATATTGAACCTCCTATAATCCAAGTAACTTTTTGAGCGTTTCTCTTGCTCTCTCGGCTTCATCTTTCACCTGTTCCTCGCTTTTATCAGCAAGTCTAATTACCATTTTGTACTCTTCCTCTGAAAGTTCCTCTTTAAGCGCATGTAAAACAGTAACTGCCTCTGCCATAACATTACTTCTTGTACCTCTAAATGTAATTTCTCCGTCTTTCGCTTTAATCATCTCTATACCTCGCTTTCATTTATTATTTTTAATTCAGCTTTGAGTTTTTCAACCTCTTCCAGCTTGTCTGCAATTCTTCTTTCTGCCCTGTTTCGGAACACCTCTTTTGCATACTCAAAGTTAGGTTCTGTAAGAAACAGACAATTATTAGTTATTCGCCCAACATCATCTTTCCTTGCCGTGCCATAGTAGTTTGGAAAAGCTCCATTAACAGCCCTGTATGTCTTGGGTTTCTCTTTCGCTTCACATTCCTTAACATATAAACCTTTAGGGTTCCTACCATAAGTATCCAAAAAGTAAAAGTATAATTTCACATCACACCTCCTCAATCACAAGTTCCTTGTCCTGTGTATGCTTCAACATAATAAGCTGGTTATCAATCTGTGGTATTCTCCAATCGTCAACACTCTCTGTATCATCAATGATAATTGGGAAATTAACGCTTGCTACTTTCTGAAAAGCTCTGCATATGTCAACTTCCGTTAACATCCTTGCACCATGATTGAGATTCCTTGCATATGCTTCACCATTGTAAACAAAGTCGCAGCACTCCTCGGTATCACCATTTAAGAGCGGTCTGAAAAGCTTTGCTGTGGCAAAATCCAAGTACTTATTAACATCAGCCTGTAAGAGTTCGTTTTTCTTACGTGTAAACTCTTTCAGCAAGTCAAGCTTTCTCTCCCAATCGGCAATCTCCTGATTGAGGTCGGTTCTCTTTGTTTCAAGGTCAGCTATGCTATCGTCTATACGCTTGTTATTCGCCACACCAAGCTCAATCTTTGTATCAACCGATGAAACTTGCCTTAACAGTTCGTTTCGCTCGTTTTTGAGCTTTCTGATAAGCTCTGATGTATCATTTTCATCGGCAAGAGCTTTCTCTTTTTCCTCGATTTTAGCTTTAAGCGCCTGATACTCACTGTTGCCTGTCATATCAGTATCAGTAGGTAAGCCTCCAAGCTCTTTAGCAACAGCATCATGTCTTATTGTCAGTTCCGTAAGTTCTGCTTCAAGGTCAGCTATTTCTTTCTTCCTATCCTCGATAGCCTGTTTAAACCCCTTGCTATCATTTGATAGCGCATTTCCCTTATCTTCAAGCTCTTTAAGGTTCTTTGCTTTTCGCTCGTCAAATTCAGCTCTCATGCTCTCTATCTTATCTTCCGGCAATCTCTGACCGCACATCGGACAATTAACACTGCTTTCATCAAAGGAAAGTGCCTTTGCTTTTTTCCAGTCAGCACGTACCTTTGCTAAGTCTATTGCGCAATCTCCAATCTCTCTTTCGGAGCTTTTAATGCTAGCTTTTCCGGCTCTTATCATTGACTCTGTTTTGCGGATTGAAACATCGAAGCCGTCAATCTGTAACTGTAGCTCCATGCGCTTTTTCTGATTTTCGGCATTGGCTTTTCTCTCCATGTCTGAAAGCTCAAATTTAAGGTTCATAATGTCCTCTGTGGCTTTCTGCTTGTCCTCTAAAATTTTGTTATAGTCAGACAGCTTATCTTCAATTTCCTTAAGCTGTGGCTCGTATGTTTTCTTCTGTAGTTCAAGCTCTGCAAGGTCTGTATACTCATTGGTGGAATGGATTGTATCTATCCTTGTTGAGATTTCGTCTCTTTCCTTAACAAGTCCTTTTGAGCCATTCCTACCGCCTGTGCCGTTTAGCTTGCCACGACATACTTTTTTGAGCTGGTCTACGTCCCCATCGTCAAACATCGGTTTAAGTTCGGCAAACTGTGGAAACATATCGCAGATTTCTTCATCAGTACGTGTGCCAAAATAGCTTGCAAGTGCTAATCTCTGCTCTGCCTGTGACTTGTTGAGTAATGTCATGGCATTTAAGCAAAATGGTAATACTCCAAGTTCTGCCATGTTGTCATTGATGTACTGATTGTAGTCAGCCATTTTGTAAGGTACATCATTAATTGAGTAATCAGTAACACTTCCTGTAATCTCGCCTTTTTTGTTGCGTTTCTGCCTTGTAACCTTTTTCAGAGTCTTTGCTTTTCCGTCAATCTCAAAGGTAACAGCTCTTACAATATCAACATCATCAATCTCAACTCCGTTTTCATCATGCGGTCTTATGCCTGTAATCTCTCTGTCGTTCTCATCGTGACAATTCAGCACATCAAGGATAATTCTCTTAACTGTTGATTTGCCGACTTCATTCTGACCGGACAACACAGTTTTCATTGAAAAATCTGTGTCTAATGTGTTTTTGCCATAGAATTTACAAAAATTCTGCGCAAATACATGTGTAATTTTCATTGTGTTTCCTCTCTTTCTATTTGTTTATGGTTTTTAGAATCAAATTTCCATGTAGGCTTGATTTCTTCACTACTCTTAAGTATGAGTCCGACTCCGATACAAAAAGCCACTCACTCGGCACGTAATGAGCCTTGTTGAGCAATAGCTTCTGCTCTCTTGTTAATGGCTTCAACCTGTATCTTGTATCACCCAGCCTAATCCGTCTTACATTGTCGCTCATTTAGTTTCTCCATTTCCCTGTCCAACAGTGCTTGAAAGTCAAATGATTTGTCCTCGTGCCGTTTAGCTCGATATAATTCTTGTAGGTAATCGTTAGCACTCTGACGCTTCAATTGGCTACCAATCGCAGTAGATGTCAAGATTTCCATTTCCGCTCCCTTCGTCATATACAATTCCTTGGACGCCTATTGGAGTATCAACTACAGTTCCGTGTGGTAAATCATCACTTGCAATTACAACGTATTCGTTTTCATCAACTACCAATCCGTGCTCATTTAGATGTCTGCCCGGAATATTTAGACCGCCTCCAGGTAACGCTCTCTGTGAGTACCACGTATAAGTGTAATCGCCATATCTGACTCGCCCCAGCTTCCTAAATCGGCTACAACTGTATTTCTTACGGCAAGTCGGAACTGTTGGCTCTACATAAGTCTGCTCAACTACAACCGGCTCATTCTGAACTACTGTCGGTTCAATCTTTCCTAGCATTACGCTATTTAAATAGGAAGTAACACCGGCTGTCAGCTCAACTTTGCTATCTGCTTTCGCTGCTATTGGCTTTAAGGTCATAGTTCCAATTATTAAAGTCGATAACATCAATATCCTTTTTCTTCTCATGTGGTTCGCCCTCCTCTATGAGACATATTGCAATCAGTATCAGCCAAAATACTGTTACGATTGCCCCAACAATGATACTCGCTGTCTTAATTCCGTATGCCACCGATAATCCAAGGAAAAATACAAAAGCTAATGCTCCAAAAATCGAATAGCCACAGCCCACACAGAATTTCTGCTTTAAAGTTCTTTTTCTCATACAATCACTCTCCGTTCTGCGCAAGGAATTTATTTACAAAATAAACTTGTCCTTTGCCTGTAACTTTTGTGGTCTTTGTTTCAAGTGGAAGCCTGTCACCTCTTTCAACAGTTCGTATAACAACCTCAAGCAATCCCATTTCCATTGCTTTTTGAGTCGGAGCTGTCGAGCCTTGACAAACATATCCATTTTCACGTAGCCACTTATAAAGTCGCTTCTCTCCGATTTTGACTCCATTCTGCCTTATCAATTTTGCGACATCCCTTACTAGCAATGATGTTTCACTAGCTGTTACTGCGTCAGCAAATATCTCTTTGGGCTTCATGCGAGCATTATCTTCGATTAGCTTTGTGTTATCAGACTTAAGGCTATCAATAGTCTTATTGGCTATCTTTAATGCTCTAGCCATTACCTGTTCCGGTGTGTTCCATGCTTTCTCTAAATCAATGAGATATTGTCGGCACTGTTTGCCTTTTTCAGTTCTGCTCATAAGACAGATATGTTTTGCCATATCAACTGTCATGTTGTAGTCCTGTAATTCTTTCTCACCGCCATATTGATTGCTCTGTACCTTAAGGTACGCACCTTTGTAATCCTCACCCTCAATAAAAGTATTTGAGTAAGTTTCAAACCATGCGGAAAATCTCTTGCTGACCTCGAGTGCATTATGCAGTTCTCTTGCCGATACCATTTGAGTATCAACATCAACCTTTAAAATCTCATTCATGCTTCTACCTCGCTTTCCTCTGCGTCAGACTCAAACAAGGATTCTGCAATATCGCAATCATCAGTACTGTATTTGTCACATATTTCGCCTAGGAATATCGACTCTGCTATGTCATATTCAACTTGATTTTCTGACATAATTTCTGCGATTCGTTGTTCTCTTGCGTTCATGCTTTCTCCTTTCTTTCTAATCCACGAAACTTTCAACCGGCTCATCAAGATAGCTTGCAATTTTAATCATGGTGTCTAATTTTGGCTTGCTTTTATCTCTCTTCCAATCTGAAAGTAGCATGGGTGAAAAGTTCAAGTCTGTTGCTACTCGGTATGATGTGATACCCTTTTTCTTCAAAATTTGCTCAAATCTCGAATATGATTGAGCATATTTCTTAGAATTATTCATTTTTTACGCTCCTTTCCTTAAAAATATATTGATTTCATTAAGGAAATCCGTTATAATGAAACTTACCAAGACAACAAAATAACAAAATTAAAACCTAGGTTTTAAGGATTCCCTTAATCTAGGTCTAGTATATTATGGTTTTCTTTAATTGTCAAGCATTATTTTAAAGTTTTCCATAATAATTTATGAGGGATTTTTTATGTACGAATACTATCAGAAATTACTAGACGAAAAAGGCTTGAAAAATGCCGATGTTGCAAGAGCTACAGGCATTTCAAACATGACTCTATCTGATTGGAAAAGAGGAAAGAGCGAGCCAAAAACTAAGAATATGCAGAAAATTGCTGATTTTTTAGGAACTACCTTATCATATCTAGTTACAGGTGAAGAAAGTAACCCTATATTTGAACAAGCAAATACAGATTATGAACTTTCAAATATAGACAGCAAGCTCAAAGATTATGTATTTAAGTTATCTAAATTGTCTGATAAAGAGCAAGAAAGTATTATGAATTTAATAGATGTAATGTATGAAAAATACTCAAAATAAATTAAATTAATAAGAAAGGTGGTATTTTATTATGAGTAAAACTGTTAAATGTCCTAAATGGGGCTGTGATGGTGTTGGCATACCTGTTGATACCAAGAAAAAATTCTCATTCGGTAAGGCACTTGTCGGTAACACAGTAGGTGGTCTCTTCGGGCCTGTCGGTGCCGTTGTCGGTACTGCTACCGGAATTAAAGGCAAAAACGGCAAAACAAAGTTTGTGTGTTCAAAGTGCGGTAACGTTTGGGAAAAGAAAATATAACCACAAGGCAGAGTTTTTACTCTGCCTCTATTTTTCCTTTAATAAATATGTACAAGTACAATAACAGGTCTTTATCTTCCAAGCCCTCAATCATTTTAATTATTTCTTCTTTATATTCCATACAATGCCGCCTCCGATACATCAATTATAGAACATTTGTTCTTAAACGTCAATAAGGACGGCAGAAAAATCCACCGCCCTACCGAAACTTGAAGAGTTCTCTTGGTTGAGAACATCATTACTGTAGCACTTTAAAGTGTTTTATTGTGTCGAATATTGACAACATGGATTGCAAAGAATAGATATATTACTACATAATTAATTCCCCCAATAAAATATTACATATTGAACTCTACAACTCATATTCCCTTGTACTATATCTTTAAAAACTACATACCAACTATTATTTAACATAGTTACACCTTCTAAGTGAGAAGGAAAAGCCTTTCCGTCACCATTACTTATTAATATAGCAATATTATCAACAGAGAGACTTTCTAACTCAAACATGTTTTTGACTTGTTCTAAGGTAAATAACATAAATGAATTTTCACCCTTTGTCGCTGTTCTTACTGCGGTGCCAACTTTAATTTTTATACTATTTAATTTATCAAAATCCGTCTTTAAATTACCTAAACTCCGGTTTAATTCACCATATTTGTCATTCAAAATCTTACCTTGGCTCGCATCTAATGCACTGCCAGTGGTAGTAGTCGTGAGATTGTTCGCTAAATCTTTAAAAGCAAAGCTTTTCAAATCAGCGAACCACTTCTTAATTTTCCTGAAGCCGACCGACGCTTTTTCGCCAGAAACAAGATTTACTCTAGTTGTTGTATCGGCAAAAGTAACTGTTGTATTGCTTATGTTTCCATCTTCTGCAACCGCTCCGATATCGGTAGGGGTTATGTTTACATTTCCTCTGCGATAATATACTTCTTTTGCACCTTTTACTCCTGTAACCGGTGTACCAGCTAACACATCCCAGTATCTGTCGATTGTCAGATATACATTACTGCCGGCGGGAATTATATTACCAGCCCCCTCTTTAAAATCTGTGGTCGTAGTAAATTGGTCGGCTATGTTGTACATATCACCAGAGGTTGCTTCTGCTGTAGTGGGCAAGTCAGCAAAATTAATAGTTCCAAGAGGCCTTAATGCCCCACTTAAGCTCTCAGATATTTCTTTGGCTTGCTCTGCATATTTTTGTGCTTCCGACTCGCTCTTAGCAGAGCTAGTCTCGCTTGTCTTAGCATTAGTTTCAGAAGCCTTGGCTTTTATTTCGCTTTCTTTAGCATTGCTTGCAGAATTAGCTGATTCTTGAGCTTTGCTTGTAGCAAGTTCTGCTGATTTTTGAGCTTGTGATACGGATTGAGCTATGCCGTCAAGATAATTCTGAATAAGTCTTTGAATTTCAGTGTCAAAATCCTCAACAGTTCCCATTCGCTTAACTATTCCGGGTGCGAAGCACATCCATATCTGCTGTTTTTTCGTGTCAGAGTCGGTCGATACCGCCCATTCTCCGGCTTTCATTTTTAAGGGGTCAAACTCCGCGTATGCCCCTCGTCTCATTTGAATTGCCATAAGCTACACCTCGCTTTCATCAATGCCTAATTTCTGACATAATCTCGAAAACTTATCTTCCAATTCATCTATGTGTTTTTGCATTTTATCAATCTTCTGCTCGTCTCCGGCAAGCCTTAAGATTAGGAATTGCTCATAGTTCATGCCGTAGTACAGTGTATCATCATCCGATGTTGCTTTGTTTTGAAAAATCATATTAAGGTTTTCATCGGCATGTCCTTTATCTTTAAGATTCTCGATTATATCCTGTGCCATTGCTCCAAAATATAACGGCTTGCCTGAATATCCTTGTCTATTAAGATTGTATTGGAATAAATCAGCTGAACCTACTGCATCAATATAATCTTGATTAATTGCTTTAATATTCTTTTTTAAGCGTTTATCTGACGAACTCCATACCCAAGTAACATCAACTTGGAAACTTAAGGCACTACCATCCCAGTTGCAATGGTAAGTATGGTCTGTTGTGTCACCACACACCGCATATCCTCTACCTTCTTCTTTAAGTCTTGGCGATTGCACATAGTCTGCTGCTCTTAGTATATTTGCACCAACGCTTCCAAATGGGCTATATAGCGATATTACGGCTTCGTCATTTTTATACATTCTAAAAACGCCACCGTTGCTTTCTAATCTAAATTTTGTCCCCACGTTGTTTGTTGACTCGATTTTAAATTTAGTATCCGACACGCTTCCGCCAGTAAGCGATATTGATGAATCACCAACAATATTTTTACCAGTTATTGTCGTTCCGGTAATGTTCTCCGCGTCAACTGAACCGGCCTTAACATCAAGTGCATTTACATAGCTTGTAGTTACTGTGTCTTTGGTTATCTGAGTGACTTTAGCAGTAGTGTCAGCCACATTATCCCAAGCAATTTTCACACTGCTATCAAGTGCAATGCCTTTATTATCCAGCGTTACAAGTGTCTTTCCGTTTGCGTCTTTGACATACTGCTTGCCGTTCGTGTTATTCTCACCGCCTAAAGTGAGTGTGCCACCATGTGCCCAGTCAAAATTAATGCCGATAGCCGACATAATATTGAAAATAGCGTTTCCGTCTTTATCTATGCCGGCTTTCCATGTTTTGCCGTAATCATTTGAAACCGCTAAGCCATTAGCTGTCATTTTCCACTGTATGTTGCTCGAATTAAGGTCGGCTTTATTATGCATGATGTAGATAATTGAGCCATCCTCTTGTTTCTGCTCAGTCTTAAAGAGTCCGAGCGATTGAGACATTAGCTGTGTTAGCAATTGCATTTGCTTGTCATATACACTTAGTTGTGCCTGTGCAACTTTCCTGGCCTGTACGACAGCCTTTGTCTCATTACTGAATTTATCAGCACTATTTCTTGAAGCATTTTCGGCGTCACACGAAATTTTTGTACCACTTCCAACTGTGAATGTTCGGTTGGAAATAAAACAGCTATAGGTATTCTGCTTGCGGTCCGTCACGAGTGCCACATCTCCGCTCTCAATCAGTGGATTTGACAAAAGCGTAGCATCAAGCGGTCTGAACCTCATCCCACCGATTTTTTTGAAGATATAGTTTGCAATTGTTTGCGCCTTGTCTGCCGAAATAAACGGATTATCAGAGATTGAGACTGCATATCCCTCTTTTCCGGCAAGTACATTAACATCTTTTGTCTTGTCCTCTTTTGAGGTTACAGTTACCTTTACCCCGGTGATAACAACATCATCGGTCGCAACATTCAAGTCTTTTTGCGTGTAGATGTTGTGATAGTTTCTCGCTTCTGTAAATGTTCCACCATCAGCAGTATCTCCACTTGAATAGTCGGTGAAATTTCCACCATTCAGTGTATCTCCGTCAGAGTATGGTGTAGTTTTTGTGCTAAAAGTTCCGCCATTGTAATTTTGGCTCCCAAACTGGCTCATATCATACCAACCGATAAGCAATTCGCCATCGTGACCGCACTTGCCCCACAATCCGCTCAACTGTAAGATGTAAGCTATTACCTGTCCATATGTGAGTTTTTGATTATCGCTTGGTATCTCGTTAATCACGTAATCAGAGTTATCGAATCTCGCCATAGTAAAAGGTACATCACACTTAATACAAGCGTCTCTGACTACCTCATATGCTGTCGTAGGGTAGCTTAAATTGCTATCGTACTCGCGATTGAAATTGTTAATATTGTCAAGGCAAGTAAGCGTTATGAGTGAGCCATCATAACTTGTTTCGCTGACTCTATACTCACCGATTTTTAGTTTTTCACTTGTGCCATCAGAAAAGCTTTTTGAAACATATGCTGTTACGCTTGCCTTATCAAAATCATACTTACTGTAATTTTCGTAAATGTTATTTAGCTTAATTTTCAGTTTTCCGGCAACCAAAGCCCCGATTGTGAAAGTACCATTGCTTGATGTTGAGTCATTAACCTCGAAGCCGTTCGCCCACAGCTCACTATCACTAATAGGAATTTTTTCACCGCTTGCCGTAACTATGTCGGCAAAACAATTTACATTTATATCATTATCGAGCATTACTGCCCTTTGCCATTTGGCCGATACGTTAAGCATTTAATCACCGCCTTACACTTCTATGAGGTCAAAGCTCAATATCTCATACCTCTTATTGTTGAAAATCCATATCTTGATAGGTGCAGTTCTGTCACCCACATAGAATGTACGTGTTTCATCGGTTCCGCTCATGGCGTCAGGATATACTACCGATATATATTCCGGATTTACCATTTGAAGTATCTTTGCTGTCCTAGCCTTGTCTGTACCATTCCACGACAATTTAATTTGTCGTTTCTGCGCTATTCTATTCTTGTGCATTTTGCCGTCTTGTGTACGTCCACTATCGCTTGCAGACACATCAATCAAGCCCCATTCAAAGCTTGACGGAGTAGGTAATTCCACTCCGTCTACTAACATCATCGCCATATGTACATCACCTCACATAAAAAGACACCCACGCAAGGGTGAGTGTCTTAGCCAAATTCATTTGCTACAATATATCGTTGTCCGTGCTTTGCTTTGCCTACCTGTGTCATGCGATAGAGTGTTTCGCTGTCGCACTTAAACACATTTTCGATAATAGGTGCAGAGCTTCCGCCAGTGTTAGAGTTCATCATTACTTGTGCCATACCCTCCATGACAGCCTGTTTAATTCCCTCTGTGATTTGTTGGTTATTTGCGACCACGTTTTTGCCGTTTGAGAATTTACCGACTAACTCATTGTGATTGATAAAAGCCATGCCGTCCTCTCCCCTTGGGAAAATTCCACCACTAGCAAGCCTTGGAATATGTACTTTTGGAACTAACGATACTCCGTTCCAATTTGCACCGGCCACCTTAGCAGCCATAGAAACAACTTTGTTAAATCCTCTTAATAAAGAGTTAATTCCACTGACAACAAAATTAACCCCATTCTCTATTTTTGAAATAACGTAGTTCATAGCCCCTGTGACACCGCCTCTTATTGAACTCCACACATAATTAAACGCGTTTGTAATTCCGTTTTTCATAATATTAAAGCAGTTTGTGATAGGCGAAATAACATTGCCATTAAACCAACCCGCCACGCTTTGCCAAGTGGATATAACAAAGTTCTTTGCTACGCTAAGTGCCGATGTTATACCAGCTTTCAACATATTAAAAAAGTTTGAAATCGGTTGTATTACTGTACCGCTAAACCAACTCGCTACCCCTTGCCACGTTGAAAAGACAAAATCTTTTGCTGTCTGTATCGTTGTCTGTATAAGTGTTTTTAAAAAGTTAAACAGATTTGAAATTGGAGTAATTACATTATTATTAAACCAGCTTGAAGCTACTATCCAAATTGCTTGGATTATTATCCAAATACCTTGAAAAATCTGTTGTGCTCGTGTAGCAAAGCCTTTAAAAAAGCCAACTATCGGCTCAATTACTGTGGAACTAAACCATTTCGAAGCTCCTTGCCACACAGTTACTATGTCTTTCCATAGAGAACCGAAAAAGCCACTTATGGTTTTCCACATATCTTTAAAAAACGAAACTACAGGCTCAATGACATTTCCATTGAACCAATCGCCAACCGTTGAAAATAGTTCACAAATTGTGTTCCAATTATCTTTTACTAAAACAACGATTGTTGATACTGCCGCCACTATTGCTCCAACAATTACTGCTGGCAATGCTGCCACGCCAGCTAATATTGCTCCGATTGTGGCTAATGCAACACCTATCACCATTAGAATTTCATTTATCCAACTAAATCCGTCTTTTAACATTTTGACAAAATTTACAATAGATAAAATTGTTCCGGCTATTGCCGAAAAAGCAGAACCGATTGTTGCTAATAGGTCTACTGCCCCTGTTCCGAATGCAGCCGCTATTGCATCACCCAAACTTAAACCACTGAATAGTCCTTCTATAAGTAGTCCGAGATTTGTTGACAATGAGGCGAAAATCGTTTTAAATGCTTGCATTATTGCCGTTCCGATGCCGGCTCCTTCTACAAGCTCAAATCCAATTTTTGAAGCTATTGCCTGTGCTATCGCTTTTGATAATGATTTTCCAATAAAAGAGAGTGCTACTGAACCTAATTTTAACGAAATTATCTTTTTTATCAGCAATGTGCCAACTATTATCTCAACAGTTTTAATGTCCAAATTGCTTAAAAAGTCCGTAATTCCTTTGAGCACGTCTTTCCACGACACATTTTTAATTGCCGTGGTTAGCATGGTGTATATTCCTTGTACCCATGCGTTAATAGTTTTTGCTAGTAACGCAAAATCAAAATTCTTAAAAAATCCATTAATGCCGTTAGCAATCGACAGGCCAAAATTAGTCCAGTCGAATGTTGTGCCGAATGAATTGAGAAAATGCAAAGCTGTGTTCAGTGAACCGGCTATTGTTGCACCTAAATCGTAAAAGAGCCTTGGGCTGATTAAACCATTAAGGAAGTCTGCAAGTCCTTTTCCGAAATTGTCAGCTTTCTGATAAATCTTTTTCCAATCAATGCTCTCCATAGCACTCGCAAGAGCGTCACCGATGTACTTTCCAAGTGAGTAAAGGTCTTTGATTGATGATTTGTATTTTTCGAGCAATCCATCAGTCTTTTTCAGTGAACTATTAACGCCACTGCCGGCTCCACCACTGCCTGAGCCGCCACTGCCCGAACCGCTACCACTGCCACTATCACTGTTGTCGTCGAGTGCGTGTATCTCGTCTATGCTAAGCAGTGTCTTTTTCAGTTTTTGTGCTTTCTTGTTGGAACTATCAGCGTTATCTCCAATATCGCCCACTCCGTCAGCTATGTCCTCCATGCCGTCAGCCGTGGCGCCACGACCGCTTATCTCGATAGTCCATCCGAAGATTGCTCCGAGTGCGTCAGCTACAGTTCTTGTAAAGCTGATAACCTTGAGCATTACTTTACTTAAGGCTTGAACAAACGGCTTTAAAGCATTGATTACTACGCTACCTATGATACTGCCCCATGCTTGGAACTCTTGCTTAAGGACTCTTACACTATTCGCCCATGTCAATTTGTTATCGTAAAGGCTTTTTATCCTCTACTTCTTATAGTTTCCTATAAGTTCAGCGTACATTTTCAACCACAAAAATAAGACGCATTTCTACGTCTTATGGTTGTCGAGCACTCTTGGGAAGATTATATTTATTCACTTCCTACGCGTTACAGTGTCAATCAGCCTTTCGCTATCTGATTGATTACCTCGGTATTGACTTATTGACTTATCCATTTATATCCGTATGCTGTCCTGTCGGGTTTATCAACTACTTTGTGTATGGCTTTGTAATTGACCCCCAACGCTTTGCCAGCGTCAGATATTCTATCATACTCCTTGACTACTTTATTTGTTTTTATGTCAATTTGAGCTATTTTCCTACCCTTTTTTAGTTTAGTATACATGCTCAAATCTTTTATCGGAAAATCTTCTTTATAGACAAAAATATATCCATTGGCATTTTTATAACGATGTTTCAATGCCCCTATCAGTGTTGTCCTGTTTGTTCCTGTTTCGGTTGAAGCCTGTGCTATGCTATCAAATTCTTTGATATAATTGCCTTTTAGGTCACATTGAATAACTTTTCTCTGATTGATAGGTTTTGGCTTTACATATGTCTTAGCTCCATTAGCTTTATATTCATCTTCAAACATGAATTGATAGCCTTTACATGTCAGCATTTTGTTTTTGCAACATAATAATACATCAACATTACCAAAACCATATTTCTCGGCTTCCATCGCACTATCGTATCTTTCTATGAATGTTCCGTCCTTATCTAGCCTTACGACAGCTCTTGCGTTGTGTCCACCAACACCGCCCTTATTCTCATTATATCCATCTCTGTATGTGTTATACAAAGATATATAAAATCTTTCAAGTCGCAATGCTTTCTGTGAACTATTGCATTTATCAATCACTTCCCATTCAAAGTTGTCCTTGCCATATTCTTTAATTGCTCTGTGAAATAAGCAATCCTCTTTTGGCGAACGCCTTAAATGTTGTTGAACCCTAGCGTGATAGTTTACTGTTTGTCCGATATATAATTTTCCGTTTACTTTATTTGTAGCCTTATAGATATAATACGTTCTCATTAAATCACCTCAAACATATTATATCAAAGTATGTTGTCTAAATCAACTTAGTTTTCACCGACTTTGCTCGATTTTTCATCAGCATATTACTATGCTGCGCGACACATGAAACTAACGTTTCGTTTATCGGCTGTCTTGGCGAAGTCTCCTTGTGCAGCTTGCGTATTTGCCATGACATAATTGTATCTTAGCAATACCTTTTCAGCTTGCGTCATTGACTTGATATTTGCGTCAAGTCCGTTTTTCATAGCCCACTCTGAAAGTGTGGCTTGTGTTAAATCAAGTCCGTATCTCCTTAATGGTGCAATTGTTCCCGAAAAAATAGATTGTAAGCTCTTTGCAACATCGGCTTGGTCTACATCATAGAATGAAGCCATATCACCAGCTAATCTTGTAAGATTAAGCGACATATCAGCCATACTGTCTGTAGTCTTGTATAGCGTGTTATTTTGGCTCATAAGAGCTTTATTTGCCACTGCCGTACCATTTGCCACTTGTTCTGATGAAATGCCTATAGAGGTACCTAACGCTTGGAAACGGCTTGATATTTGCTTAACTGTCAGCTCCGACATTCCAAAGTCTTGAATTGATGTTTTTGTAAAATCATCAACCTTGCTTGCCATATCGCCAAACGTGGTGTCTACTACGTTTTGAACCTCTGTTAATTGGCTCGCTAAATCAACTGCACTGCCTATTTTCCCTACGGCTCGCATAACCATCCAATAAGTTGCGTAAAACTTACCGATAGTTGAAGCCAAGCCTCTAAATCCGCTTCTTGTACTCTTAATCGACTTAGTTGTGTTTGAAAAGCCTGTTACAAGTGACCTACTAGCCGAACCGACTTTTGAGCCTTGTTGTGACAAATTAGCAAGTGCATTAGTCATTTGAATAATGTTACTGTTGACTCTCGGTGCGTTAGATAATGTTGCCATTACCTCTTTCAAGGCGCCACCAAGGTTCCTGATGTTCTCCGCAGCATAACCGGCTGATTTTGAACCGAGCTTTGAGATTGAAGCTGTTAGCTGTGTAATCTCTGCTGATTGCTTTGAGATATTCGCAAAGCCTGACAATTCTGTTGCCATGCTCTTTAAGGCACTTGCTGAGCTGACAAGTCTTGCAGTATCAAGGTTGCCGAGCTTTTCCATGTTAGTGGCAATCTTGCTAAAGGTACGTGTGTCAATACTGCTCACGCTTCTAAGTGATGTTGCAAGTTGAGACATTCCACTCGCAAAATTGCTTATGCTTGCACCATTGAGGGAATTGAGAGTAGTTCCAAGTCCTTGCAGTTTACTTTGTAAGTTGCCTATGTCTTTAGCCACTTGTTGTGCGTTTGACTTGATTTGAAGCTCGATGCTCTCTGCCATTTTCTCACCTCCCTGTATGTAATAAAAAAGAGAGCTACACTAAAGTAGCTCTCATGTATTTAGTCTTTGAGCAGATAGTATGTTGTAATCAATCCAACATAGCCGTCCTGCTTAAGACCTCTATTCTTTTGAAATACCATGACACATTTAGTGAGATAATCCGTCCACTTGCCGTAATCAGTATCAAGTTTGTAGAAATGATACTTGTCATGCAGAGTTTTTCTCAACCACTTAAAGGCTGTCGGGCAGTTATGTCTCTGACCGCTCCACAAATTGTGATTTTTAGCAAATCTCTGTGAATTGGCTCCAAACTTGCCATCTTCTTTCAGTGCATCAGCTCCTTTGAGGTCGAAGCCTACATTCATAGCGTGCTGCCATTTTCTTACATTATCATTGTCGAGGTAATATTCCTCATTGCCTTTCCAAGCGTTATTCTTTGCCGGAGTTGCTATTGGTGTCGGAGTTGCTGTTGGTGCCGGATTATTCTCTATTCCGTCACCCTTGTCAAGCTCAATATAGAATAAGTTAGCGTCAGTGCTGTTATTCAGACCGCTACAAGTAAATGCACTCGAATACTGCCAGCCATACAGAGGATGTTGAATAACAGGCTTCTTTGCACTGTTAGGCTCATCACCAATAGACATTCCCTTAGTTGATGGATAGCGCGCTATCCAAAACGGACAATTAATCTGATTTGCGTATGGCGCAATGTACTGATTGTAAAAGCTAAGCCCTGTGTATACGCCAAAGTTAAGCCCGGCACCCTTGATAACACTCTGATATGTGTTGATAATGTCAATAAGTGTCTGTCCAAGCCCTTGCTGGCATTTATCTTCAACATCTAACCAAACGAAAGTTTTTCTTCCGTTAAGTGTCTGAATGACCTTGTTTGCATCCGTCTTTGCCTTGTCTACTGTTGTAGCGTATGAGTAGTTATAAACACCTTGTATCGGCATTCCTACATCGGTACAGCCTTTCCAATTTGCTTCAAAGGTTTTATCCGGATTAAGGTCTTTGCGGATTATTTTAAGGATTGCAAATTGCACTCCAGCCCACTTAACCTTACTCCAATCAATATTTCCTTGATATGACGATACGTCAATTCCTTTATATGCCATATTTTCACCTCATTAATCAGGACTTTCAGGTAATCCTGATTGTCTTAATGCGTTAATTCGTTGTTTCATCTCATAAACGGCAATTTCCTCATTAGACTCCTTGTATTTAGGCTCGTTATCTTTTGAGTATTGCTCATTCAACGATTTTTCAATGTATTTTGCTCTTGCTTTGTTGCCGTTCAATGCTCTGTCGATAGCTGTAAGAGTTGCGCTTAATCCGTATGTACCCCACCAAGCCCACATGTTGGAGTCTGCTTCTTTTTGCGCAAGCATATAAGCCTTTGAATAAGGCTCTAAATCAGCCGGACAAGACATGTCTATGTCCTCAACGCTAAATCCATAGCCTTTAGTTGCTAAAAGCCAATATGGGCGGATTTCGTTACAATACACTTCCCATGTAAGTTCTTTTACTTCTTGATTGGTTTCTTCTTGGCTGTCTGTACCTCTTTCGCCAACATCTTGGATAAAAAACTGTTTTTCTCCATTTCCGCAGACAAGTCATTATAGAGTGATTGTAAATCTCCGCCCTCTTCATTCTCCGGGTCGAGGTAATCGTCAAGTAAATCGTATACCTTTACAAGCTGTTTCTCTTTTGCTTCTTTATTGTCAAAATCAAAGCCAAATTCGTCAGCGTGAAACTTTTGCAAGCCTACGAGTAAAAACTCCGGTAAAAATTCAAGCATGTTGTCAATGACTTCAAGTCCCTCACCCTGTTGCTCCATTCCTACGAGTCTTGGGATAATTTTATTCTTAACTACCGGTGCATATCCGAATTTAACTGTGTATTCTTTTCCGTTTAATTTAATTTTCATTTTATCTTTCCCTTTCTCCCTAATTTATATAGGGAAAGAGGCAGTATTAAAACTGCCTCGATTACCTTACTATATTGTATCTTCAAGTTCGCTGTCAGCCGTGCTATCATCATAGCCAACCGCTACGGCTTTTTCCGATTGGCTCACCCTTTTTTTGTGAGTGTGATTGATGTTGGATAGCCTTGGTCATCCTCTGTTACCGCAACCTCGTAGTTATCCTCAATCCACTTAGGTACTGTCTGAACTGATACAGTCGCAGTTCCTGTTAAGTGGTCATCGGAAGCCTCACCTGGGGCGAATGACTCCTGACCGATAAAAGCGCAGATACCCTCTGAACCTTTTCCGTCTGTACCATAAAGAATGATAAAGTCGAGCTTCTTGCCCTCGTTGGTTACCATCTCGTCTTTGTACTTCTTCTCAAAAGCTCCCTCGACCTCCATAGAACCGGCTGAGCGTCTACCCATCTCCTGTGTCTCTACTAAATCTTCAAGAGTTGAAGTATCTACCATGTTCTGTGAGCCGAATGGTGAGGGAATTGATTTTGCTCTGAGTAAGAGCTTGTAAGTTCCAGCCCAATAATCGCCACTTGTGACGGATGAGGTTGGTGTCTTGTAAGCAATTCTGCTTTTTAATCCTGTTGCCATTTGTATTACCTCCTAATTTTTCATAAAAAAATAAGAGCCAAAAAGCTCTTATAATCTATCATTCCAGTCGAATGACCGCCTAGCACGTAATGTTGCTGTCCATATTTTGCCGTTTTTCCTAGCGAATGGAATCGTTGTCAGCTTGAATGACATAGCTTTGTATTCATTAGCCACTGCCTGCGCCACATTCAAGGCTTCTGAACGGCTCTTATTTGTTGTAACAGTTACTTGTGCCGTAAATAACACTGTATTTATTCTTTCGCACTCTAAATCCTCATTCTGTTCTATAGGTTCGAGTGCTTGAACTAGCACTGTCGGGAAACTAGCCGCTGCACTGTCCGACTGTTCCTCTTGCGTGAATTTTAGCTTGGGATATTTAGTTTTCAATTTTTTCTCACATCGGGTTTTTACAATCGCATATGTGAGGTTTTCAAGGTCATAAACCCATTGATTTTGACTCGCCACTTTATCACCTCAACTAAAATTTTTTCGTGCTGTTTTCATAATGTCATTTTCCATTTTCAAAAATGCGTGATACATCGGCATTGTAGGTGTAATGCCATATGAATGGTGTAATTCTCCGCTTTCGTCTCTCCAATACCAGCCCTCACTATCGAATGCGTGTGTCTGTCCCGGGAAAGTTCCCTGACCGCCTCTTGTATCATTGAAGTGCGGTTTAGCTTTCCAGCCCGAGCCGTATTCGGCCATAAGCAAAGGCGATACATCAACTGTCTTAAGTCCGTCTGCCGTCTGCCATGTGCTTTGTATCTGCCCTGTTTCGGTGGCAAGCACAATAGCCGTACAGCCGTCTGTTGTATCTTTAATTTCGTAACTAAACGTGATATAGTGTCCAAAATTGCCTGTATTTGCTCGTGCTACGTCTATGCCATTACTAGCAAGCTCTCCAACAAACGCTATGCACTTGTCTTGTAAGCGGTCTTTGTATCTTTCAAGCTTGTCTATCGCATCTTGTATAGATTTTTCTGTCAGAGAAACGTCAATCTTCATAATTACACTTCTTTCACAACTGCTTTGAGCATGTATTTAACTGAATAGAGAGAGGGCTTGACCCCTACTATTGTAAAATCTGCGGAAGTTGAATCAACTAATCCGTTGGCATCCTTTGTAGGCTCACTATCAAGCCAAATAACGTCACCTTTTTTAAAAGGGTATTCTCCTCTGTCTGTCAGCAAAACAGCGTCAAAATCAGCCGTATTAAAGCCATATTCCTTGTTCTGCGCTTCTCCTCCGTCAAACGATATATTCGCCCGAAAATCAACCGGCTCCGAAAAGCCTGTTTCTTCGTGCGTGTAATATATCTTCTCTCCGTCCTCCGTCTCGTAAAACTTCAGATTTCCGTCCTCGTCTTTTTCATAGGCTGTGACCGTTTGACCTTGAAGCGCGTATTTCATGGCTTGCTTATTAATGTCAAGCATTTTTCTTTATCTGCTTGTAAATCTGATTAACACCGGTACTTGCCATGCCCGACACAATGCCAACTGCTATTGCATCAAGAATGTTGTCTGCCGGATAACCGGGAATTACAAACATTCCAACAATACCGAGTACTCCACCGGCTACACCTACGATAATAGGAATAATATTATCTTTAACCTGTGGTATCTGCTTTGAAGCATATCCGATTAAATAAGTAATTACTATAATAGCAACTACTGTAGGTACTTGTGTAAAGTCCATCAGTTTTTTCCTCCTTTGCCTAAATGGATTTCCTCAATCTCATTTTTCATTTTTGTTACCATGCCATTACCACCGAGTGCGTGGTATGCGTCATACATCTCGCAAAAATTCTGATACGCATATGAGGGAATTTCGCCAAGCTTCATGTACTTATCATGGTATTCGATAAGCTGTACTCGTAAAAGTAACATTGTACCTTTTCCGTTCGCTTGTCGTAGCTTCTTTTCCTCTTCAATGCGCTCGTTTCTTTCTTTTGTGTCTATCGCTTTTTGCTTTTTCTGCTCTTGTAAAAGCCAAACAATATAACCCAAAAGCGCTGTTAGGATAATTGGTAAGGCAATAATGTATGTCTGATAGATTAAATTATTCATCTTACAGCCTTTCGTCTTTGGTAATTGGCACACCGCCCACCACCACTTAATGTGTACCGCCTGCTACCACTTTACCGACATCAGTAAAATGGTAACGCACAATCTTCTTTTGCTTATAGCACTTTGACAAAAGGAAAAACTCCGACAAACAGCTTATCTCTGTCTTTCCATGTACGGCTCACTCCGCCCTCGCTCAATGCGCTCATGTAGTTCTCACCGGCTTGTGAATGGTCGTAGACAGCAAGATTGATAACGACATTTTCAAACTGCTTTAAATCAGCAGTTATATCATCATCGGTGAAAGTGTCCGGATAACACCTTTTTGCTTTTACATCTTCCGTGGCTTGCCTAATGAGCTGTTCAATGAGTGGGTTATCTTCCTTTTTATCGAATACAACCACATCAGATGTTGTTTCATCATCGTTTGTGACAGTTTCGATATGAAATTGTTTGAGTCTGATTTTGACTTGCTCTAATGTGGTGTATTCCATGCCAAGCTCCTTATAATCCAAACTTTTCAATTAACAGTTTTTTCAATTCACCGCCATTTATTTCTGTGGCATTTTCAATACCATTTTCGCTCGCAAGCTTTTTTAGGTCGGCTGTTGACATTCTGTTAATTTCTGTCTTTGTGTATGTTGTTTCAGGTGGGTTCATAAAATCAGAAGGCACCGAATTGCTATTGCTTTCCGGCACCTCATCTCCGACTTTATACCACACTCCATCATGCTTTATAGAGTGCGTTGCTATCATAAGCCTTAATCCTCCTTAACTTTGAGAACCATAACGCTATCCATACCCTCGAATGTAGGTAATCCAATCATAGATACGATACAGTGAGTATTGATAGGATGATTTGTAGCGTATGTGTATACAGATACACCTGTCTCAACAAGTGAGAGGTTTCCGTCTGTGATACTTCCGCTTCTTTCCTCTGGAGTCTTACCGAATGTGTAATCGCCAAGGAATACTCCGGCAGACTGCGCAGATACAATGCCTGTTGGTACAAAGTACTGCGTCTGTCCTGACTCATCAACATAGAGCTTATCGTATACTTCAATCTCGATACCATATCCTCTAAGGTATTCAGTAACCTGTCCTTGCTGTAATCTGATACCGCCATTGTAAGCAGTGATACCGAGTACCTGTTTCTTTGTATCCTCTGCTCCGAGAACCATTTCCCAAGTCTCTGTATTCATGGTGAAACGTGTAAGTGAGTAGCCTGTAGCCTTTGAGAAATCTCTCTTGGTCTTAATAAGGTCGTCAAGTGGTGTGGCTGTATCCGACTTGTCCCATGCACTTGTGCCTGTAAAAGTCTTGTAATGCTTTGCCGTATGCTCTGATTTCTCATTATCTGCAAGATAGTCAATGTAAAAAGGTTTGTCGCCAATAGTTACTTTTACTCTTGGTACACCATCTGTAGGTGCAAGTAACTGCCAAATCTGTCTCTCCGGCACAACTAATGCGCCCTCGATAAGGTTCATTGGTTTCTTTGAGATTTCACGTAATACGTTATTGGCAAGGTTAGAGTTTTCAGAAGTTCTGTAATTGTCATACTCCTGTTCCTCCTTCTCTGTTACCATATAAGACTCACGATAAAATGGCATTGAGTTCTGAATGTCAGAGAAACCTCCAACGTCTCTTAACTCTGCCTGTGCATCAAAGTTTGAAGCTTTGAGTGATACCGGCAGTCCGTTCTTGCCCTTGATGAATCTAAGGTCGAGTGAGTCCTGTTTACGTGTTCCAAATTTCTGTCTGCCAAGATAAGGGGCAGTTCCTAATGTCTTCTGATAATTGTTCCACATTACACCGAGGCTTCTCGCTGTAAATGCTTCTGCTAATGGTAATGCCATGTTCTTCTACCTCCTTTAAACCTGACTTGCTACAATCTTTGGTGCGCCATAGAAAGTAACTCTAGGTGTTGCAGTTCTAGCTTCATCTGCGATTGAAAGTGACTTAACTTTCTCCCAATCAATAGTTCCCTGATATACATATGTTCCAGGCGCGTCACCCATTGTTACATCTACATCGTGCAACAGATAACCCTTGCACTCTGCATCATTGCTTGGGAATGGTGTACCGGCCGGTACAATCTTCATTCCGTTTCCGTCTGCGCTTGTTACCATAGTCTGTGGTACAAGGCACGCTGCACCCTCATAAGGGAAAAATTTTAAAATTCCTTTACCCTGTGTAAAGTCTCTTACGATTGGTTTTCCCATCGTTCTACCTCCTGTTTAAATTACATAGCTGTTTTGGCTCTCTGCACTTGCAACTGTGCCAAATGAGATTTGTTCTGCATTGGCTACATCTGCTGGCTTTGAGTCGGGTTCATTATTGTTACCGCCATTGTTTGGATTAGGAGTACCTTTAAGTGCATTTTTCTCGTACTCCGCAATCGCATTGGCTTTCATGTCGGAAATAATCTTGCCAAGTGATGTCGTGTCAAAAGAGCCATCCTCTTTTACTACTGTCTTTACCTGTTCTGCTGTAATTCCAAAATCTGACATAGCCTTCTCACGCAAGTCTCTGACAGCGTTATCTTTCTGTAGCTTGGCTATCTGCTGATTGGCTGTCTCTAAGGCTTTATTTGCCTTTTCAAGCTCCGTCATGTTGCCATTCTGTAGCTCATCAAGCTGTGTCTGTAGCTCGTCAGCTTTGTCTGCTTTAGCCTTGTACTGATTGGCTTTCTCTTTCTCTCTTGCCATTTCCTCACCGCTCTTGTTAAGCAGATTTGTTATCTGCTCATCCGTCGCGTCCGGGAAAAGCTTCAAAACATCATTTCTTGTCATTTCATTACCTCCGTAACTCACGCTTTTGTTATCGCGGGTCGCTCCCGCCGAGTTTTTCTGTTGTTTAACGCACAACTGCAAATTTTTTGTATAATAAAAAGCAACCTATAAGTTTTCCTTACAAGTTGCTCATTATTTGTAATATTTAAGACTGCATCTACACCCTGCAATTTCTTTTACTTGCGCCCCTAAAGAATGGTCTTTTGGAAACATCATCAGTGAATTTCCAACTTCAAACGGCTCAAAAATATCAATTCTCTTTCTGTCAACATCTGCATGTGTGGGTCTGACATGTGAATCTTCTTTTGAGCGCCACTCTTTTGTTTTGTAGCCCTGTTTTACCATTTCAGCTTGTAATCTGTAATTACCGATTGCATTAGCTTCATTCGCAGCTACATTTTTTGCTCGCTTCTGTGAAGTAAAATACTCTACTTCAGTATTTTGTGTGGTAGCGTCAACCACCTCATTCACAATGTACCGAGCATAGTCTGTAATGTATGAGGGTGTTTTCTTTGCCTTACAATACTGTGTGGCAATGCTCTCATATCTGATGATAAATTCTTTGACGATAGTTGTTATCTCTGTTTCTTCCTTGCCGGATAACAAGGCAAATAACATAACAAAGATTTTTTCAAACTTTTCAGCAAGTTTTTTTCTATCTTCCTTTTCCTCGTCAGATAAATCCATCTCACCAAAATATGTGTCATAATCTATGTCTTGTATTTCATTTTTGTTAAGTGCGTGGATTTCGTCTGCCATATCAAGCTCCAAAATAAATTGACAGCCAATTATTCATCGGCTGTCTTTCCATTGTTCTTATCATCGTTATTATTGTTAGGTGTAGCTGTTGTCGGCTGTTCTTCCGGGAATAACATTTCCATGCGCTTAGCACTTTCAAGAGTGACTTGTTCAGGGTCGCTAAACATGTCAATCGTCTTGACAGCTCTCTTGTAATTGATACCGCACCTAAGTAATATTTCAAGTACCTCTGCCTTAACAAGCATGTTATCCAGCTTATTATGATTAATGTGTATCTCAACATCACTAGGCATAAGCGTAAAGCCTTTATTAATTCTTAGCCTGTTAAGAATAAGCCTAAGTGCCATTCTCTCTGATTTCTTAAGGATAGGCTCATTAATGGCCGTTCTAAGTCCGGCATCATAATGTCCGTTTCGCAGTTCTACAGCCGAGCCGGTATCACCGCCTGTATTACCCTGACGATTTGCAAGGCCTTGAATACTTAAAAATCTCTCAAAAAGGTCAGTGAATACCACTTGTCCCTCTGTCTGATTAAGTTCGCTCGTCATTACATCAACATCAGCCTTGTTGTCTGAACCATTGTTAGATTTAACTACCAACGCTCCCTCTTGTCGCATTTTTCTGAATGTATCTATGTCAATCTCGCAATTAACAAATTTCACCCATGCAGACACGAACTGCTCGACACCATTAATTCTGTCTGATGTAAGCACGTTAATAGCGTCTGTGATTGCAATAGTCATTTCAATGTCAGATAATCGCCTTGCATTGTTTGGATATTCAATGACCGGAATGGCTCTGTTGCCGTTTATTCCGCTTGCGTAAATCTTGCCGTTGCGAATATCAAACCACTCATTATCGGTGAACACATAATAAATATCTGCTCCGTTCTCGTCCTCTCCGATTTGGCAAGAGAATGCCGGACGTCCGTTTGAGTAGTATGCTACAAACGTATACATTGGATTTTCAGACGATAAAGAGAAATCGCTTTCATCAAGCAACTGTCCTTGTCCATCGTCATTACCGATAAATCTGTAGCCGGTACCGCATATGCTTCTCCAACGATGTATGTCTATATCGCACTCCTGTTTGCTCTCTGAATCCATTGTGATATTAAGCTGTGTGATTTCTTCCGACTTGTGGTTATCGGTGCCACGCAACACATATTGGATTGGCTCGGCACACATTTCTGCGGTTTTGCGCTCGACAAGCTCATACGCAAGATTTACGGCAATCTTGTTATTGATTTCCGGGCGGTTCACTTTCTGTCGATACAAAATCGGTTGGTCGCCACGATAGTATCTGTCAAGATACTCAATCTCAATAGCGTTTTGCTCGTGAATCACAAGTGCTTTATTCAGTTCTTCGATTATGTTGTTTTTTGTGATTTGCCTTTTACGTGTGAAAATAACCTGTCTGCCGTAATTATTCTGACAGACAGCCGAAAAAGGTCTTACGTTTTTATGAGCATATCTATACATCAATAAAACCTCATGCCACTTGCAGAAGTTCTCTGTGGAACCTCTTTTATCTGAAATTCTTGTGTGCCAGCCCAAAACCATATCCATTTACGGCAGTGCGTACACATTACTTTATGGTGTTTCTTGTCGCTTTTATTTACCCACGTTAATAGCTTTCCGCAACGAGGGCACATTACACTTCGTTTTCCTTTTGGTACAATATTCTGATTATCCATGTTGTCCTCGATTCGTAAAAAATAGCACCCACAATCTGTGAGTGCTATTTCTAAAAGAGATTTTACGCAATGAACGAATTACGATTTTTTCATAGTTATATTATAACTGTCAATTTTTTAAATGTATATATGCAATGATATGCAAAACTATGCACACTACTGCACATTTTCAAGGTATTCTTTTCCGTAAAGCCTTTCAAACTCTTGTAAAGCTCTGCCGTGGATTGTAAATATCTTTCTTATGCTCCAATTTGTAGCCTGTGCGATTTCTTCAAAAGTGTTTTGATTGACATATCTCATTGAGAGTACATGATAATAGTCGGTATTCTCCATACTATCAATTTGGCTGATAATATGATTTCTTTTTCTCATAAATTCATCAACAAGTCTGTCTGTATCTTTTTCCAAGTCCACAATTTTAGTTACTGTACTGCCTAATTTATCTTTGTCAGATGAAACATCAACTGCCTCTTTGTCTGTTGAAACAGTAACACTACATGCTATTGTCTTAAGCCGGTATATTTCAGACAGCTTGTTTTGTATCATTTTATCTAATCTGCTAATTTGATTTAAGTAAGTTTTTGTATTCATAATTTCGCTCTCCTCATTGCATACTTATAATTAATAAATTCTTCCCAATATATCTTGTCGAACCGAGTGTCTCTAAATCTATTATCAAACTTTCTTTTATCAACTATAAAGTCTAAACTCTCTTTTAATCCCAATAGAATATAATCAGGCACAAACGAAGCCGGTATTCTCACAATCTCATAACCATTGTCAATACAGCTCATTATCTTTCTTTCTCTTAAAAAATCCTTATTTTCATCTGTGTGATATATTTCGCCATCAACTTCAACGATCTTCTTTAAATCCGGTATGAAAAAGTCTACTTTGCACTCGCCTATTTTGTAATTCGGATAATATTTAATGTTTTCCTTTTCAAGCTGTATGGCAAAGCAAATTTCATTTACGCTATTAAAAACATAGCCCTCTGACATTATTTTTCGTGCAACTTCGCAAGCCTCTTGTTCATAGTCTATGTCTTTAATTCTTTTTCGTTTTGCCTTTTTCTCTATTTTTTCTTTTGCTTTGTCTACATTTGTAAGCTGTTTTAGCAATTTTATTTTTCTATCGCATTCCTCACAAACGTATTTTTGCTTTTTGTTAATTTCGATAGTGGCTCCGCACATAAAACAAGTGTTTGTCATTAATAAAGCCCTCCTCTGAACGGATTGTGTACTGCTTCAACCTTTGCTATTCTACTGCCTTGCGTCATCCTTAAGGCAAAGTTTGAAAAAACATCAGGAACATCATCAAGCTGTTTTTTGCCTGTTACTGAATATCGTTTCAGCAGTGATACCATTACTCCATAAGGCTCGTTGGGCTTATAGAGTGATTGGTCTTTGAAAATAATATGTTGTAAAATCCAGTTAGAACACTGAAAAATACGTGCTTCTTTGTTAGTTTCTGTCGGTACATCAGTGATGTTGCATATCCACCCTTTATTTTCAACTCGCTTATTAACTTCCATAGCCACTCTGTCACCGCCGGCATTACGCTCAAACTCACACTCTTGTACCTGATTATTGACTAATGTGTTTGACGCATTTTCATACTGCATTTCATAGTCTGCCGTATTATCACACACGCAATCAACACAGTAATAGTCCTCGCCATATTTTTGTAGTATTGGCATAACAAAATAGTCTGTGCCTTTTCCTTTTGTATCGCATTGAGCTGTAATAATTTCCGGCTCACCATGTGGGAGATTGAAGTATCTGCGGATTTTATCATCAGGAAACAATAGGCCCTCACGCTCGATAGGCTCCTGTTTATACAAGCATCGGTACGAGATTTCGTCCATGAGTAATTGTTGGTCGGCAAAAAACTCTTTCGTAAAACCGCCATACTCATAATCAAAATTGCTTTCCCCTGTCACTGGGTCTACATCGGGAACCGATATTGTTTTGACTCTCGGGTTTCCGGCATACATGTTTTGAATGCGTCCGATAACATCATGTACGCTCCAACGAGTGGCAATATGTATCTCTTTACACGGCTTTCCGTCTGTGTCTTGTGTCTTACGTTGTCTTGCGTCTACTGCGTATTTATCCCAAAGTTTGTCAAGTACTGCCGGATTTAAGGCTTCCTCAATTCCGCCTATCATATCATCAACTAGCAAAAATTTACTTGCACGGACTTTACCGGCATTCTTACTTCCGACAGATGTACATTGTACTGACGGAAAAGGCTTGTATTTGCCAATATTGAATTGCTCCATTTTGGCATTCGTGCTTGTAACTGATAGATTAGGAAAAATGTCATGCCACGCATAATCATCATCATTGGTAACAATGTCGTATACTCCGTCATAGTACATTCGTGTAATGTCACCACTATGCGAATAAAATAAGCTGTAGTCTTTTGGAAACCAACCGGCAACTGCCGAATGAAAAAATTTCTCAATCGTACTCTTTCCGGCTCCAGGCACTAGACTCACGCACAATATGTCGTATTTATCATCAATCATGCCTTGCAATGCGTCCACAAGTCCGATTTTGATTAGTTGTTTCCTACGTGGCATATAAAACCGGTCTTTAGGCTCACGCTTTTTCTCTATGTACTGAAAATAACTGTCAACTATTTTGTTTTGAGCTTCAAGCAACAAAACCTCATATTTTTTGTTTATCAGCTCATATGTGGTTTTGTGGTCGAATGCGTATTTTTCCAAATCCCAAATCGTACCACCTGTTTTAGCCGTGCAGAAGCCCTCTATAAGCTCTTTTGCCCTCTTAGTGAGCTGTAGTCCATACTCAATATCTTTCTCGCCATTTATGGCTACACTGCAAGCGTCTACATAGGCATTAATTACTTGCTCGTCTATTCCTTTATCCTTTATGTAGTTTTCATATCCGTTTACTGTGGAAATAAGGCTTTGACTAGCCATAAGAAAAGCACCTCCACTTTTAAAAAGCAAAGGCGCTTATAGACCTCTGCCTGTAACTGTTTTAGGGTAGCGACTGCAATCAATCTGTAGCCGGTAATATCACTTAATCAATATCTGCAATGCTTTCTACAAAGCAATTGTAGTAGATATATCTCTTACCATTAAGGTCAAACTTAACATATCCGCCATCGTTTGTATCAATATCAATCTTTCCCTCATATGTTGCAAGTTCTTTACCATCTGCCGTGTATACAGTAATAGTTCTCTGCATACCGCCATTTACATCACTTTTCATATCTGTTACCATTCTGTCCCATGACGCACATCCGGTCATTCCTAAACACAATGTCAGTCCTAACACAACTGCTAAAATTTTCTTTTTCATAATTTTTTCCTTTCTGCTCGTATCAAATAATATTTAATTTCTGGAATGTCTTATATATTTTCGGGGTTTGAATCGCAAGCCAGTCAACCATTTCCTCATTCTTCGCCCATGCACCATCAAACCGATTTGAACTATCAGACAGTCCGCTCTCATTCAGAAAGGCGTGCATAATTTCATGTCTTAAGGTCTTTTTGCGATATGTTTCTTGTGCTTTTTCGTCCATGCCTACAAAGTATTTTTCTTCGGACATATCGGCAACTACAATCAACTTGTTTTCTTCTTCACAATAGCCTGCAAGACCTTTTTCCTTCATGTAACTGTCCTCTGATACTTTGTGGATTTCAATTCTGTATTCTGTTCCAAGAATATCTATTTTCATCGCATCATCGTAAATAAGAGACTCGTTCTGTGATGTTTTTATTCCTGACTTGGCTTCGTCTAATTCTTTTCGAAGTCTTGTTATTCCTTTTTCCATTTCCTTAATTGCGCCTTGGTACTCCATATTCTTACTCCTTAAAGCAATCTTTCAATTTCTTTTCAACATTTTTTTAAGCCATTCCGGAATTGAATCATCTTTGCTTATACATGGTGTCTTTGTTGAATAACCACCGGATATGTTACCGCAAAGCATTGTGCTTTGATATTTCATAATCTCACTCTTTCTCCTCACTATTCGCTAATGATTTTGTTTCCTCTAGGATTTTCATTGCTAATGCTCTTGAAAATTCATAATTATTTTTCGGGTATCTGCCTAGAATTGATTTTGCATACTCATTGACTGCATCAACTGAAATATCAATGCCAATAGTCATATCGTGAAATTCAGATGTTTCCATCGGTTTGCCATCATCATCGCCGATATGTTTAACATTATCAATCTTTCTGAATGTTTTCTTATCAATGCACATTACTTTTTCAGAAACCTCAATACATTCTTTTCTCTTTTCGTCATTGGTGCACTTGCCATCTGTATTGTATCGACAAGAAGTCAGATTGCATTTTTTATTTGCATAAGCATTATTCACATTATCAATCCATTCACGAAACGGAATATTGTTGATTGTAACATTGTCTAATGCTTCGTCAACTATCTCCTGTGCCATTTTTCTGTACTGAAATTCCATCAATTATCACTCCTTAAAGCAATCTCTTAACGCTTGCCTGTCTGCCTCGTTATCTGCCTTAATAACAGGCTTATCTTCTAAAGTGGAACAATCTATAGGCTCGCCATTTCTGCCACCTATTTCGTGCGATTGTGCTTCTCTAAGTGCTTCACGCTCTATTGATTTAATTACTTCTGCCATGCTCATTGTAATACACCTTGAATCCTTTCATCGCATAATCAGAAACAGCCTTTTTCAGCTCCTCATTGGTGGAATAGGTCTCTTTCAAAAGAATAGCCACGCCTTTTTTGCTGATTGCATAAATTCCAAACGGAACCTGTTTACTCGCAACATGTAAAACAGCTTTTAATTGCTCTGCTTTCATTTCATATACGCTATTTCCGACTGTCAGTTTCATTTCCCATAAACCTCTCAAAATCTTCCATGCATTTATAACACAAGTCGTATGTGGTATTAAAAATGCCGTTCTTTGTAACCGAATTTCCACACAATATTCCTTTTTTAATTTCTGCACCGCACCTATCGCAAGTGCACCATTTTCTTTCATGTTCCATTTTTCATAAACCTCTCAAAATCTTTCCTGCACTTAGGGCATAAATCAATGCTCTCTGTTTCGCTGACATAATATTCTTTAAGTCTGATACTATCAATTTGGCTCAATTCCGGTTCCGGTAAAACAATGTTCTGACGAATGTTTGTTACATACTCATCAAAGCTAACCGGTTTTTTAAGTTTCATTTCTCTTAAATGTGGTGTTATGCAATCATACCACTTTTTCTCTTTTGGAATTTTTATCTCTGCCCCGCACCTGTCGCAAGTGTGCCATTCTTTTTGATGTTTCATTCTTTCACCAACTTTCTAAGCACCATACATAAACCTATTTCCGAAATGGAAATCATTTAGTGCTTTTTCCAATTCGTCTTTATACCTAAATGGACTTAAAGGGCTTTTTATTTCTTTCCTCAATACAGGTGACATATTGTCCATCAAAATGCTTTGTGTAGCACTTGCAAGATTTTGTGGTGGCAAATCCGCTAAAGCACATAACTCCATTCTTTTATGGTCGCATTTTTCAGATTTAGGGCAACTTTTACATTTTTCTACTAATTTGCTCAAAGGTTCCGCCATTACTTCACCAGCTTTCTGCCGCAGATAGGGCAACAATCGATATCCATAACTTCCCAAAAATCAAAATAACTGTTAAACACACCAATCTGATACGTGTTATCTTCCGCTTGCATAACCCCATCTGATAAGTTTCTGTTTGGAACTAAGCTATAATCATCAGTATTCCATTTTGTAGGATTTTCGCAAAATTCACACATGCTTCTTACTCTTCCTTTGCCTTAAACAGTGTGTCCGGAAATGGAATGCCTAAAAAATGCATATTTGCGTACTTCCTGAATGTCGGCACGCTCATACCGGCAATCTTTGCAGCTTGTGCCTGTGAACATCTGCCATATGCGTATTCCATCAATCCCTCTCGGAATGAATCAATATTCCGCGTCTTAACTCCCTTTGCCATATTTATACCTCCGCTTTTTGCTTTTCAATTTGATGTTTGTGTTCTACCATCTTTCTGTGCATTTTATACTTCATATTTTCACAGCCGATTTCTCTTAGCTCTGTTGCAAAATTATTAAAATCGCTGTCATTTTTGATGTATACATTGACATATCTATCTATTTGCGGTCTTGTCATAATTACACCATTTTCAGTAAATACTTTTCTGATATAGTTGGTGTAATAGCAATAGCCTTTGACTTTTTCGTGATATAATCCCCAAAAATAATCCGCATTTTCCTTTGTTTCAAACTTTGCTCTAATCTCACTGTTTGAAATATGGCTGTAGCAATGTCTGCATAATGTAATTAAATTGCTTTCTCTATCATCTCCACACAATGAAGCCGTTCTTATGTGTGCCATCACCAATGCCCTGTATTCTCTACTACTTTTTCCACAATATTGGCAAGTGTAATTATCTCTCTCAAAAATTTTAGTCTGTAAATCTTTATATGAACTCATAGTGAATACCTCCTACCACTCTTTGCTTTCACACCAACTGCTCTTACAAACATGGTTCATAATGTTGGTCAAAACTTTTTCAGAAGAAAAATGTGCCAAGCTGTAATCGCATTGTGTTGAAAACTTTGTATTGAAATATTCATCAACTAACATCTTGTAGTCTGTATTATCTTTCATGTTGCTTATCGTTGAGTAATAATTGTCCGTATATCCGTCACGCTCTATTTCAGTTTCTTTTGTTAAACTGTCTACCACTCTTGATAAAACCTTGTCTGTTAATGGATAGTGATATTCTCCGGTGTATTCTCTATGCTTGCCTAGGAAGTATTCAAAGAATAACTTTACATTTTCTTTAAGTGTTTCATCGTTAGTCCAATCATAGGCTATCTTACCAGCTCTGTTTACCATTCTTTCTTCGGCAACTTCCCAATCTTTTTGAGAGTATTCGCTTATTGGCTTAAACTCTTTCACTTTTTTATCTTTAGGTGAAAAAGAATTACACTGTTCTCTGTTAAGAGAATTACTTTTAGTATTTAATGTTTCGTAATTAGTGTTAAGGTAATCATTGTTAGTAATCCCTGTTAAAAGAGTTGCATCTTGTGGCATTCCCGAATTACACTTTGTGTTATTCCCTTGGGAATTACATTTTGTGTCATTCCCGTCTGCCTGTTTATGTAACTCCTGTCCTTTATCTTCTGCTATAACCTCTCGTCTGATATTTTCTTCCCATTTTTTAACTTCTGCGTTGATAACATCATAATTAGGTCTTATATGTATAGTCGGCATTGAGTTGAATTTGTATTTTGCTGTAATTACAAATTCCTTTTTCACCAACGATTTAATTGCTTTATCATACTGTCTTTCAGTAATCCTTATTTCTTCCCACCAATCTTTTCTTTGCTTTGCAATCCAATATTCGCCGTCCTTGTATATCTTAACTTTGCTCTTATTGTCTTTACTTGGCGCAAACCAATATAAAATCCTTGATAAAAGTGTTCCCTCTATCAAGTCGCCTGTTATGTCAATGTATTTATGGAATGTGTGATTGCACCTTGCTGATGATAAGAAATTAACTTTTGTTTGGATTTCATTTTCTGATAGCATATTATTTACCTCCGTACCGATAACTCCGTGATTTATATAAAAACAGTTGTCAGGCGGTCACGGTTCCGCTTTTCGTGTTGCAATCACTAGGCAACTGATTTTACCGATTTTTTGAAAAAGTAAGATACACTCCATCAAAAGGTTTCCCAAAACACATTACAGAATTTTGAAGTGTCTCACCCCATTGCTTTCGGTCGCGCGTACCTACTGGCAACTTGTTTTTGTGTGTTTTATTTTATTTTCCGAAACCGCTCTATTGCGGACCAGCCAGCATTACGCAACCGCTATTCAAGATATAACCGCTCGTACTAAACCAACATATGATTGATGTGGTGTGGATTTGAACCACACATAATACTGATTCAGAAACCTTTAAGGACTATTCATGCTTCGCTTTCACATGAACTCTGTTTGGTACAGTACCTACTTCGTTTATAGCGTTTACCCATTCCGCCACACATCAACTCGCATGTAGATGGTTTTAAGAAATATAGATAACCAACAACTTATTTCTCTTTTCAGTTTACACGCGAGAGCGCCGACATCGTGAATCGAACACGAACAACATTTCTGTTGGATAGCTTAGCAAGCTACTGGAATACCTTTATCCCATATCGGCAAAATATAACAGCCGTAGCGTGACTGTTATATTGAAACTGCTTTTGCGCTACATTGTACAGTTTCATGCGGACTTTCTACCGCTTACGGCAAGGTTCACCCCTGTCGTAAGTTTAATCAGCAAGGTAGGAATCGAACCCACGACAAATCAGCTAATAGCCGACTGCTCTACCACTGAGCTACATGCCGATAATGAGGGTGAAGTCTAAGGAGTGGCTACACCCTCCGGAGATATAAATTTGTATGTGCTGTAGGAAAAGAACTAACGAAACCTACAGCAAAGGACATGTGAGGAATTGCACCTCACCTAAGACTCATATGATTTGAGTTGCCCTAGTTTAACAATTAAAGGGGGTATATATGTCTACTCTGCCTATTACAGATGTCTTTACGACAGGTTGGTTTCCACACTCGTGCATTGTGGGATTATACACGATTAAACCCTCACGAGCCTTGTGACGGCCCTTAACAGCTTTCCACTATGAGGGTGAAAGGAACTACTAAGTCCAATGTCGGGGAACCAAGTAAACCCCGAACAGGGCATGTTGGATTTGAACCAACGTATGCGGGAATCAAAATCCCGTGCCTTACCGCTTGGCGAATGCCCTATTTATTGCCACATGAAAGCTATGGCAAGTATCTGGCCGAACATTATAGCAATGCTAATGAGCCTTGTGATAGCTGTCTCTTTTTCGTTTAATGTAGCACTTGTCATTCCCAATGCAATTAATGCCAGCCATACTGTTGTTGCAATTTTTAGTACAAACATGATTTACACCTCATTTTCTTTAAATACTGACTCAGCTATGCACGCAAGAACTAAAAACACTATTGAGACTACCATTGAGCATCGGTCAGAAAAGAGTATTCCGTAAAACATACAAAATAAAATTATCCATGTATACAGGCCCTTAAGAAACATTGGCATGAATTTATAAACAATCTTGTCGAAAATCTTCCATCTGCGCTTAGATTTAAGCTCGCAAGCCTTAACTGTGTACCATGCTGCTTTACTCATGTCCTCAGTTACAGAACCTTTATGGCCGGCACGATATTTATACTTGTATGCAGTAATCTCACACCATTTAGCCACATCCTTAAGCCCGTAAATGTCAATCATTTCATCAATGCACTCTTTTCGGTCAGGCAGATTGTAGTGGCTAGGGTGATTTACCATATCGGAATTAATTTTGCTCGACTCAAATCCTGTTAATTTCATCACTGTCAGCTCCTTTACTGTTATATATATCATATATAACCAATATTTTATCGTAGTTGTATATATATATTATTATTGTGTATGTTGTTTAATTTATATATAACTTATGTTATAATAATAAATACTGCTTGGTGAGGTTAAGGTATGGGTAAGAGCCTTTTTGTTTTGGCGGATATTTTGGGGGCTAAGTGGGGCGGTTTGTCACTTTTCATATACACCCCCAGGGCACCCAATGCGTGCGCCGTTCAGCTCTCAAACATCAAGCATTTTAAATTGTATCTATTGCATGTACAATTTACTTCTATGCTTTCAACTCTTCGCTAAACAACTGTTTTGCGCATAGTTTAATAATTCAATAGTCTGCAAAGCCTTGTAAATCAAGGGTTTATAATTGTGTGTATTGTATATACAATTACTTGGCGTTATCAACCATGCTATCACTCGTTAATGCTTTAATATTCTGACTATTTACACCGCCTAACTGTGGTAATTCATTAGCACTTAAAGCTCTCGCTTGCTGTCTGCTATCGCTTGTATATGGCGAAGCCCAGCCGTAACGGCGGTTAAGTATTGCAATAACTCCAACTGGATTCCTTGCCCCGGTCACGAGCTTATTTGAGAGACTTTCTTCTTGATATTTTCTCAGTTTTTCCAAAATCTCCGATGCTATCGGGCTTAGCGTATTCTTCCCCCAGTCGTAAATAGTACTATCAGGAATACCAGTTAAAGAACTAAAACCCAATATACTAACCTCTTTATCATACTTCATACACATATCATAGATATATATATCTAATACATACATTACTAATTCAAAATTATAACTATTAAAGTTACTTTCTTTATACATACCATTATCTAATTTATAATTTTCTTTTGATTTAAAATAATTACTATCAAATAACTTCTTTTGGATATAATACAAAGCACTATTCCATACGCTTTGTGATTCTTTTTTTATATCCTCAATAGCATTTACTTCACAAAATTCATTTAGATAAAATAATAAATCATTTTCGTATATCTCAATCTGATCTGACATCGCAGCACATCCCCCAAAAAGCCAAAATAAAAAAGCCCGCACCACCTGGAACAATTCCAAGTGATACGAGCTAACCGGCATTCGCTTATTAATTAAATTTAAAATAATAATAATCAAATATACTTATTTTGTCAATATGCTGATTATTGAATATATAACAATAACTGTATTGATTAATATATACCACATTACACACATATATATTAATTATATTATATAAAAAATAAAAAGCCGGTCACAAAAACCGACTTTAAATTTTAAAATGGGCACTCGTTGTTATTGCTTTCCAGCTCGTCCAGCTTGTCCAATACTAATTGGTTTACAAATCCATTAATTGTAAACCCTTGCGCCTGTATTCGGTCTTTTGTGCCCTTTGGCAAGGTAACGCTTATTCTGTCGTAGCTCTCTCTTATTCTGTCGTTCTGCTTTTGTATACGCTTCTTGTAATTTTCTATTATTTTTTTCTCATCCATTTTTTACACCTCATTATATAAATTAATAATATCAATAATCACTGGCAATAATATTATAAATAATATTGCTATACATAAATATATAATAATTAAATTATTATGTCAATAATAATCCATTACATAATATAAATAATAATAGCTATTCCTTATTATATGCATTAATTCATTTATTATTGATTTTATTATTACATTAATGTAATTAAATTTTATTGCAATATTTTTTAATTTATGTATTGACATTACATAAATGCAGTGTTATTATAATGTCAAGTCGAAAGACAACGAACAAAATAAAAAAAGCTCATCGCGCAGCCGGCCAAAGTTACACGATGAGCACCAAACAAAATAATATGAAAGGCGCGTATATTATAACATACGTGTAAAAAGGTGTAAACCATGAGAAAATTAAATTGTAAAGAAGTTAATGAGGCATTAAAAAATGAAATTATGGACAGCTACGAGAGTGCAGAGGAATATTACACATATGACGGTGCAGAGATGAAAACAGAATATAACGACATTTGCAAGGATATTTTAAAGATGTTTGAGTGTGAAAAACTCAATGGTGATTTGAGATATAAAGCCAGTAACATGAGCAAGCAAGACTTATTTGTTGAATGGATGAGCGGACTCCCTAGTTCTTTTCCGGTTTCGTGTGATATTTTCCTCGGCTCTGCTGCTGAATGGTTAGGAAATATCCTGGATGAGACGGAGACAGAAAAACAGAAATACAGTGATAGCAAGGCAGAACGGACTTCATGCCTGATATTATACAGAGAACTAAACAAACACGCACAAAAAGCAAATTAAGGGGGGCGTAAAATATGATTAATATAGACATGTGGCACAATGACAAAATAAAAGCGGTTGAAAAAATCAATATATTTTTTAACGATTTGACCGGGGAATATTGGGGAAATTGTTATATTAACAATAAAGCTATTGGAGATTATACCGCAGACAGCTCAACAGACATCGAAAAGACTTTTGAGCATTTAGCAATTAATTGGAATTAAGTAAAAGGATGGTTGATTATATGACAAAGGCGGAACTACTGAAAGAATTTGACAAACTGCAAAAAGAAAAAGAAATACGTATTGAGGGCATACACTGCAATAGTAATAAAAGCACAATAGAAAACGCTATTGAGTGCCTAAAATGCCCGGATGAACTGCTAGAAAAATACTTAACGGTTGTAAGTCTCAAATATGAAAATATTGGGCGCACAATTGCAGAAAATGGAGACTTTAAGCGCCACTCCTTCAACCGGCTTTATGTATTTAATACAGCAAGACAGATTTTAGCAAATTAGCGAGGTGTAAATATATGAGATATAAAATTGAAAAAATAGCAAAAAGAAATAATTTAAACTATAGCGTTGTAAACTTCGAGGGTGGCTTCAAGGGCTATGAATTTAGCGCAGACAGCTACAGTGAAAAGAGTTTTTTGAAGTCCTTATTTAGAGCAAAGGACTTATATATTAGAGGCAATATATACAGTTATTATTTTACAGTCATGTATTTAGATGATTACTTGAAATTGAAAAAAATTAGCAAAATGCAAAGTAAACTTGTAAATATGTTCTGTCAAGCGTTGCACAACGGCAAAACAGCGACAGAGGCAAAAAACATACAATTAAATTTTTGCGCGTTATGTCCGGAATATTTCCCGGCATATGAAAATATTTACAATGAAGCAGCATGGATTTAAGGGGGGCGCAATATGAGAGATTTTATCGAGCTTTTAAAGGCTTTCGGGCTTTTTGTGTCGTGCCTGATTATTGGGTATGGCGGACTGTTTTTATTTTTTTATTAATTTGCAATTAGTAAGTTACATATTTCAACAAAAAGCCGCATAACTTAACTGATACTATCGACTTAATTTTTATTTAATTAGGAGGAATAAGAGCGTGACAAGAATTGAAAAAATGAGGAAAGACGGATATCCAAAAATTATAAAAGGCAATGGAGGATATAGAGCATATTTGAAAGATATGCAACCTTTAGGCGGTGGCAATTATATGGCTATATATCGTTATCCTGGTGGGGAATGCTGCCACAGCCTAGAAGAAATACAAAGATGCTTTGAAATCATTGAACAATAAGGGATGATATTGGAATAATTCGCAAGCTAATAGCGGTACAAATTAACAAGGTGTATTCTAGCCGGTTCGATTCCGGCTATTAGCTTTATATATAAGGCTTTTCAGGCTTTATATTAATCTGTTGAGGGCTACCAATTAAAAGCGGTTATAAGTGCATATATTAACGTTTTGAGCGTTTGAGGGCTACCGGCTTTTGTGGTCATAAGTGCATATATACAGGCATTCGCGGATAATGTAAAGCCGTATCGGTGTGGTATTTGAACTTGCGACAAGTGGAGCGATTAATAAACGTGGGGAATAGCAAGCGCAGAGCAACGAGCGTTAGACATGCTAAAGTGTGTAAGATATGCAGCACACTATAAACATTTTGCATACATATATAGGTGATTTGCGTTATTGCACCTATAACAACAGATTAACGCACGCATGACCGCGAAAGAGTCAAAAAAGTAACTTATAAACCATGCACGAATAGAAAAGGGGGTTGATGGATGAACGATAACGAACTAACCACGCTTGACGCTGTAGAACGTGAAATAAGAGCACGCTACAACGGCAAATATCAAAGCGCGCCGGAATATCAAGCAAGCGAGCGCGCCACACGCAAAGCGATAACAAATATTTTTAGAACTGTCGCAGAGTCGGGAACGTGTAACGATATTACCACGCTTATTAGTGGCAAGGAATACCGCCGGACGGCTTTCTCCAATTATCTACAGCATAAAAACTATATAAGTCCAATAATTAAGGCTTGTTATAGATAGGGGGGGCGTATTATGTCTAATTATGAGTATTTAGGGAAAAAAGAAATATATAAGCGCGTTCATGCGCTAGGCTATGAAGTGCCGAAAATAAGTGACTTTAGTTATATCAAGTACGATTGTATAGAATGGATGGAGTCGCACGAGTTAAAAATCACAGTTCAAAGGGGTGGTGAATGGTTGCAAGTCGTAGAAAAGCGCGCACACGTTCACCCGGTCACGTTATTTTGTGACTACGTGGCCGGAAAATATATCACGTGTTACCACTAGGGATATTTTTATATCCCTTTTTGACGTGCTATCGAGCTGTCGCAAGTTGTCCGGCTATAAGTCCGGGTGCTGTAGTACATTGACAAATTAACAAAAATATTCTATGATTTTATGATATACACATTTAAAGCCGTGTATTTGACGTTTTAAGGGCTTTTGAGCGTGCTAACGTGGATTTTATCAAGCGTGCTAAAATAAGCCGTAAAACAAGCCGTTTACAATGCCTAAAAATATAATTATAGCATTGCAAGCCGTCAAGCTGTGGCAAGTTGTGCCGGGTGCAATATCTAACAAGTCAAGCGCACCAATTCACGGAAAATGTTTGAATTTTCAGAAAACTTCGCTCAATTAAAGTGCAGTGTGAGTTCTTTGCAAGTTCTCGACAAGTTTTTATAAAATTTTGCGAACGGATTTTTGAAATCGAAAAATCAAAAGGTACGGGGGCACTTTTTTCATCCTAAAATTTTTAGGAATTTGAATTTTGAATCGCTAAAAAATAAACACTCTTAGCACTGTAGTCACTCTCTCCTAGTTTCTCAATCAATTTCTGCCGTGTCATTTCCGGATTCGTCCGGTGTATGTATTCTAATAGTCTGTCTATTTTATCCATATTTTTGCTCCAATAAATCAAATATTCTGTCAGCCGTGTATACAATATTCCGTCCGTACAGGCTCATAAAGTCTGCGATTATTTCTTCTGTTTCTATGTCAATGTCACAGCCGTATGAGAACGAGTACACATGCACTAGCTCGTGACATAGTATCTTGTCGGCCATGTAATCAGACACATTATCAGCTATCGTTATTGTCTTGGTTGTGTTGTCGGTTACTCCCAAACTTATTGTGCCGTCAGACCGCTTTAATTCGCTTGATGTGGGCTTTTTAAATTGTATGTGCCACAATGTATCATTAACTCTTATATCCATGCTTATACCCTCTAAAAATGGCTATGAGCATTACTACCCATAGCCTTAATAATTACAGTTTTGACGCAAGATTACTCATTTTGGTGCGCAAAAGGTTGCGTTCATCGGGTGTCATGTCATTTAAAAGCTCTGATATATCTCCGCTTAATTCACGGATATACATGTCAAGGGCTTTCATTTTATGCTCTTTGTCCTCTGTTGAAGCTCCTTTGTGCATTTCTTTTGTCTCGGTATAATGTCTCTTTGCCCTGTCATAATTGCTTTCACTCACATGTGGTGCAATCGGTTCAGAGTAGTACATCTTACCTTGGCTCCTATCCATGTCACGCATATACTCCATGTCGTTGTAGTTTACCGGCATATGATAATATGGTGGCTCGGTGTATCTTCTGTAATCATCTTTTGAATTTTCCATAGCTTCAACAATCAGATAGTCCCTGTCAAATTCTACGATGTTCTTAACAATCTCGGTAAAATCCTTTAAATCGTCAAGATTTTGTCCCTCAAAATTGTCAATTCCAATTCCGTCAACTTTAGCCTTGACACATTCCATTATCTGTTTAGCCCATTTGTGCATATGTTTTTACCTCCACATTCTAATATAACTTGTTCTATATCTTCCCTTTTATTCACCAATACTTCTTTTAATAAAGTTTTATACTCTATTTTTTCGTCTCTTGATATTTGCCTTAAATCAGTTTCTTTTCCTTTGTAGCGGACTCTACAAAACCCGCTCAAATTCATAGCAATCTCAAAAGGAAGTTCTAAATCACAAATCCTATGGTGCATAATTCCATATTTAAGATTATACATCTCACATAATTCACTTAACGTCTTTCTTTCTCCGCAGTAATCAATATAAATATTTCTGCTTGTATTATTGCATTGCTTTTTTGGTGTGACCCAGCGACAATTTAAAGGTTCATAATTTCCATTAAAATCTATCCTGTCTATGGATAAGCCATCTTTATATCCATTTTTTATAGACCAGTTATAAAAATTTTGAAATCCATCTTTCCCTATCCATTCATCACAAACTCTAACACCTTTAGCACCATACCACTTATATGATTTGTTTTTTCTGTTTTCACACCTGCTTCTCATGGAACACCAAACATCAAACAATTTAGTGTTACTCATATTATGCGTAGTCAGTTCATTTATATGACGCTTTCGATTTTCATTGTTAAGACACCCACAGCTTTTTGTATATCCGCCTTTGAGTTTTGAACTTTCAACAATTGTTTCTTTTCCACAAACACATCTGCATTTCCAATATACTCTTTTGCTATTATTTCTATATACTCTTTTAATAACTGTTAGCCTGTTAAATGTCTTGCCTGTCAAATCATCAAAATTATATGCTGTCATTCCTTTTTTAAAAGCCATCTTTCAATCTCCTTTGTACGTATATACTTATTTACGTATATTATAACAATTTTGCATATTTACGTCAATACGTATTTATGGTATACTGTTAAAAAGGAGGTTTTGCAATGTCTAAAATCAAATTCACAACCACAATAGAAAGCGAATTGTTGGAAAAGATTAAAATTCAAGCAATCAAAGAGCATCTTTCTGTATCAGCAATATTAGAAAGACTTATCATCGAATACTTATCAAGCTTGCCTAGTAACGATTAAATTAGAATTCTGCACTTCAATAGCCTGTGTAGATGTATTCTGTATCGCTACAGTACTGCAACAGCCGCAAGGTACGTCAATGTATGCCTGTGAACTGATATTCTGTAAATTTTGTACTGCTGCCGGTGTTACAATCATTCGTGTTGACTGTAAAGGCTCTCCGTCTACTGCAATGGCAAGTGAAATAGCTCCAACTGTACCGCCTGTAGGTATCTGAATGTTGCCGGAATACGATACTAAAAATCTAGCTTTGCACTGATTAGTAATACCTCTTAGCTTAATAATTCCGCTTCCCTGTCTGTGAACTATACATTTAGTTCCACATACCGGTGTTTCTGTAAATGCCACATCTTCTCCGGCGGCAACTGTTTGTAATGCAATTCCTGTTATTTCCATCATTTTTACCTCTCTTTCATAAAATAAGGGCAAACATTACAGTCTGCCCTTGGGTTATAAGTAATACTGCTTAGCAGACATAATCTCGACTAACTCTTGACTAAACTTAGACTAAGCCTCGACTAAAAACGATTTTTAATCGGTTTAGATTGAGTTAACTCAATTAAGATACTCAATTATTTAATTGTTTAGCATCCGCAACCTGTATTACATCCGCATCCGTTATAAGCATATCCATAAAGGTTGCTTGCCGGGAATGATGGTACCGGTGTAGGTCTTACAGCGTCAATAATCTGATTTGTCTGTGCTGCCATTGTAGTAGTAAGAAGCGCGTTCTGTCTATCCTGTGAAGCAGCTCTGCGTAAATCGTTGTTCTCTGCCTGTAAGGTTGCAATCTTGTCATTTGTCAGGAAATCAAGGATGGCTCTCGTTCCTGCCTGCTGGCTGTCAATAATATCTCTTGTATTATTGTTCATTGTGTTTTGTAAAGCGCAAGTGTTAGTTGCCATGTTGTAGTTTACACCTTGGATGGCTTCTCTCGTCTCGCAGCAGCAGTTAGCAAGCTGTGACTGTAAAGCGTTAGTATTCTGCATATTAGCAACTGTATCAGCGTTTACTGCCTGTTGTATGCCATATCCGGTCTGCATGATATTTGTGTTAATACCATTAAAGCCTGTAAGCATACTGTTGTTCATGGCATAAAATCCGTCACAAAGTCCGTTGGAAATGCCGTCTAACTTGCTGATAACTGCCTGATTGTCAAAACCTCTTTGTATAGCTGAATCAGTGTAGCCTGCACCGTTGCCATTTCCACCGAAACCGCCCCAGCCGTTATTTCCCCAGCCAAAGATTAAGAGAATTACAATCCACCATGCACCATCGCCCCACATACCATCGTTATTACGATTATTGCCTGTTACTGCGGCAATATCTGCGAGACTAACTCCGTTTGAATTAAACATCTTGTTTACCTCCATTTATTTTATTAACAAATGGGATAACCGGTCATTATGTGCGCACAACCCAAAATGTCCTAATTCATCATTCCCTTAATATCATTAAGGTTTATTCCTTGCGTATTCATAAAATTACTTAAAATTTGCTCTGCACCTTGTGTGTTCCCACTGTTTATCTGATTAAGTAAGTTTTTTGCCATAGGATTTCCACACTGTGCCGACTGTTGTAAACAATTCATAGCCATTTGCTGTGGATTCCGAATTGACTTAAGCTGATTTATAGTTTGAATTAACTGCTGATTCATTCCTCATCACCGCCCTTACTTTGAGTTCTTGAAGTTTTTCTCTGTGTTCCTAAAGATTTATCAAATCTATCTTCCAACTGCCCTATCTTCTCTGATAATTCCTCGAACTTATTCAGAAATAGTTGTGTGCTTTCGTCTGATAGGGTAAATTTAGCATTTTCTGTATTAGCCATAGAATTTACTGCCTGACTATCTTTAGGAGCTGTATAAGGCTTATACACAATCGTATTAATTGTTCCGTCAGCATTCCAACCCTTGACATAAATTTCCGACATATCCTGTTTAGGGAAAAAAGCCATTGAGCCGTCCATAGGCACTTCATTGGCGTTAATATTTTCAACCGCCTGTACCATTCTTCCGTTAATGCCTGCTATCTGCTGTGGCATAGGCTGTTGATTCATCTGCATAGGCTGTTGCAAGCTTTGCTGATAATTTTGTAAAAAGTTCATTCTATCCATATACGGATTTTGAGATTGTATATAAGGATTATTCATCATAGGTGCCTGATAAGGATTGTTCATCTTCTTTGTCCTCCAAAACCTCTTCGATTGCTTTAATGACAAGGGATAATGTCATTAAGTCGATTTTCTGTAACTCGCTTTTAGCAAATATTTGTTCTCTTACTTCATCATCAAACATAACATCATCTCCTTATGCCTAAATTGTGGCATAAAAAAAGAGAAGAGCATTTCCATGTTCTTCTCATATTTGTGTCATATAATGGCTTTTCTATATACAATTTTTACTACACACTTTTTGGGGTGGTTACTACACAGTTACTACACACTTTTCGCATTAAAATGCATTAAAATACATAGAATTTTATATTTTTTACGATTTTACGAAAACTCCGCAGACCCTTTATTTTCCTAGGATTGCGCCATTATTTACGAAATCGTATGGCACTCCTTGATATACGTAATAATTAAGCCAGTTGGAATAAAGTATATTGCCGTGAGACCTCCACTGTAAAAGCGGCTTTTGTGTATCATCATTATCCGGATAGTAGTTCACCGGCATATCTATATCAAGCCCCTTTTTCTTATCCCTCTCGTACTCATTGTGAAGAGTATATCTGTCATACTCAGGATGTCCCATCACAAAAATCTTTTTACCGTCCTGATCCATCAGAAGGAATACTCCGGCATCATCCGACTCCGCAAGTATGGTAAGCTCAGGATGCTTTAATATATCCTCCTTTAAGACCTCGGTATGCCTTGAGTGTGGTGCGTAAAACACGTCATCGAAGCCTCTGACAAGTGGGATTTTTCTGTTCTTTACACGGTGCGCATACACACCAAATTTCTTCTTTGGAAGCACACGCTTTGGTATGCCGTAGTGATAATATAATCCTGCCTGTGCACCCCAGCACAGATGAAGTGTGGAGAAAGCATGTGTCTTGCTCCACTCCATTATACTGCATATCTCATCCCAGTAGTCTACCTCCTCGTATTCCATAAGTTCAACCGGTGCCCCTGTGATTATCATGCCATCAAAGTATCTGTCCTTTATATCATCAAAGGTCTCGTAAAATTTGTTCAGATGACTGAGTGATGTGTGAGTGGCCTCGTGAGTAGATGTGGTCACAAACGTTACATTGACCTGTATAGGGGTATTTGACAGCGAGCGCAGTATCTGAAGCTCTGTGTCCTCCTTTAATGGCATGAGATTTACAATCGCAATCTCCAGCTGTCTGATGTTCTGATGTGATGCCCTGTTTTCGTCCATCACAAATATATTTTCTCTCTCAAGTATTTCCTTTACAGGTAAATCATTTTGTGTCTTTATAGGCATTTTATAACCTCTTTTCTAACGCCCAAACATCTCTATAAATGTATCCTCCGAGATGATAGGTATTCCTAATTCTTTTGCTTTTTTATTTTTTGATGAAGTAGATTCAGTGTCGTTGTTTACCAGATAGTCTGTCTTTTTTGACACGCTTCCTGTCACCTTACCGCCTTGTGACTCCACATAGGCCTTAAACTCGCTTCTGTTGGCAAAATCATGCACATCGCCTGTAATAACAAAGGTCTTGCCGTTTAAGCTTCCCTCCGACATATCCTTTATATCGACCTTTTCTATGTCAAGCTCCTTAATCAGTGCTTCAAACATCGTACTGTTTTTTTGATTTGCATACCATTCAAGTATGGAGCCTGACTTTTCCTGGCCTATACCGTCTATATCCACAAAATCTGTGGCATTTCTCATTCTGTCCGCGAAGCCATCAAAGCCTATTGCGTTGACAATCTTCTTGCCTGCATCGGTACCTATAAGAGGTATACAGAGTGCAAATATCAGATTGACCGGGTGGACATGTCTGCTTTTTTCGATGGCAGCCTGCATATTCATGCATGATTTTTCTCCAAAGCCTTCCATGCTGCTTATCTTATCAAAATGCTCGGGCAGATGGTATATGTCAGGGAACTGTTTTATGAATCCCTCATTTATAAATTTTAGCATTGTCTGTACCGAAAGTCCATCTATATCCATTCCGCTTTTGCTGACAAATCTTGAAAACTTTTTAACATTCTTGGCTGTACAGTCAGGGTTTGTGCAATGCAGTGTCTTCACACCGCTGTTTTTACTTACAAATATGCGTGTCGGATGATGACACACCGGACATTCCTTCGGTATCTCAACTGCTCCCACCGCATCCTTTACAGCTATGCATTTTGGAATAATCTTGTTGGCTTTTATCACGGAAAGTGTACACTCTTTTCCCACTCCAAGCCTTTCTATCTCAGTCAGATTGCAAAGCGAAGCTCTCGAAACCGTCGTACCCTCTATCTGCACCGGCTCAAAAACAGCCACCGGCGATATTGTCGAAACCGCACACGACCATTCAATATAACGAAGTCTCGTATCTACAGCCTCATCCTGCCACTTGAAAGCAAAGCCGGCTCTCGTAGCATGATGCCCTGTGACGCTTCCGCCTGCAGCGTAGGCAGTGTCATCATAGCATATGACAAGTCCATCCACAGGCACATCCATCCTGCCACTCTCGACATCCCTTGTCCAGCGTTTTACAGCCTCATCAAGGCCTGCCGCATCTGTTGCCTCCCTTTTGACAACATTGAATTTCATATCACTAAGATAGTTCATTCTGTCACCCCATGATATGATATCATCATCTATATGCACAAGTGTAAACGCATAAAACACTACATGTCTGCGCTTCACTTCTTCCACATCATCGAGATTTAATGTACCGGAGGCAAGGTTCCTTGGATTGGCATATTTCTCATCATCGTCCTCGATTGTATCATTTAACAGTTTAAAATCCGTGTAGGAAATTGTCGCTTCCCCTCTTACAACCATATGTCCATTGTATGGTATCTCCTTTGGAAAGCCGCTTATGGCATCCTGTAAAAAGGTGATGTTACTTCCTACAGTTCCATTTCCTCTCGTCAGTATTTTCACAAGCCTGCCACCGTCATATGTGAGCACGAGTGTCAGTCCGTCAAGCTTCCATGAAAGCCAGATTGGCATATCACCTGCCCATTTCTTAAGCTCCTCAATGCTCTTTGTCTTGGCAAGTGAAAGTGCCGGATACTCATGCGGCTCACGATTTCCAGCCTCTGCCTCATAGCCTGCATTCTGTGTCGGACTGTCATGGCGGATATATCCTGTCTCTTTTTCAAGCTGTGTAAGCTCATCAAACATTGCATCCCACTCGTAGTTTGGCATTATTTCATCTGCGCCGTTGTAGTAAGCTTTTGACGCGCGGTTAAGACTTTCAACAAGCTCATCTATCTTATCTTTTATTTTGTTATTCTCCAT